TTTACTCACTGTATAATTAAAGCAGGTGGAGCAGACGGAAGTTATTACAAAGATTCACAGTTTGAAAATTTCTATACACAAGCAAGAGCAGGTGCGTGGAAAATTGGAGCGTATTATTTTGGTTGTGCCTTTTCTACTGCTGATGCAGTTAAAGAAGCAAATTATTTTATTGAGTACCTTAAAGGAAAAGCAATAAAGCATGTTTATTATGATGTTGAAGGAAAAATGCTTAACCAAGGTTATACGCATCTTACTGACATTATAAAAACATTTTGTCAAACAATGGTAAATGCAGGTTATATCTGTGGTGTTTATACAAGTGAGAGTCATTTCAAATCACGTTTTGATAAATCACAGGTAAGTAAATTTCCATTTTGGGTTGCGAAATACTCAAAGAATCCTCCAAGTTTTAGTTGCGAATGTTGGCAATATGGAGGTTCTGTAAATTATGTGAGAAGTTCTAAAATAAATGGAACTACAATAGACCAAGACTTTTTCTATATCCTTTGGGGTGATGAGGTTCAAATTGCACAAGAACCTGTAGTAGTTCCTACTGTAATAAAGAAGTCTGTAGACCAGTTAGCCATTGAGGTTCTTGCAGGAGTGTGGGGCAACAATCCAATAAGAGCCATTAGATTAAATGCAAGTGGATATGATGCAAAACAAGTACAGGCAAGAGTTAATGAGATTGTAAATCAAAGAAAACAAACCAAAAAGACTCACGTTGTTATTCATAATGAAACTCTTTCTTCAATAGCAAAGAGATATAATACAACGGTTGATGCACTTGTTAAGGCAAACAATATTCCAAATAAGAATAAAATTTATGTCGGACAGGAAATCGTAATTGTTTAAAGGAGATTAATATGGATATTACATTTTTTCTTACAGCACTACTTTTTGTTTCTGCAACAATTGCACTTACTGTAGAAGCAATTAAGAAGGTTTCAGATTCTATCGGTAAGAAACCTAATGCTACAATTCTTGCAGTGATTGTTTCATTTATTGAATCTGTAGCATGTTCTGTTGCTTATATTATTTATAATGCAGTACAGGTTAATGCACAGGTAATTGTTGTAATGATTGCCTTTGTATTTTTCTCATTCCTTTGTGCAACTGTTGGGTATGACAAAGTTGTAAAGGAAATTTTTGAGAAGGTATTTAAAAAGAAAGACGAATGATTGATGAGGTAAAGAGATATGGATGAGGAAAAGAATCAATTACTTCTACAAGAGATAGAGGATGAACAGGAAAAAGTTTTTTACGCTTATCCCAAGATTCCATATTTCTTGTTAGAAGAAGATTTTGATAAAGTTGTGAGTGACAACTTTAAAAATGAGTTTGAACAGATAATGAGGTATTATCAGATTTATCAACTTGGAGCAGACTTTGCTACGGAGGGTTCAAACGGAGATTATACACCTTCAAAATTGAGATATAAAAAGTCAAGACTTATTCTTAATAAAGAAGCAAGATTTTTTGTTGCTAACTCACCTTCATTTAATGTTAATGTAGATGATGTTACAGGAAAGTATGCAAAAGAAAATGCTATCATACAGGATTATCTTGACAAGGTGTTGGAGTTAACAAACTTTCATGGAAAACTCATGAAGGGAGTTAAGGATTGTTTTATCGGTAAGAGAATAGCAATCACTGTAAACTTTAATGAACAGGAAGGAATTTCAATTACATTTTTTAAATCAATAGAGTTTGTTTATTCCTTCGGTAAAGATGAGAAGCTTGATAATTTTACAGCTTATTATGAAATGACAGGCAGTGATAGTTTGTCAGAACAAAAATGGTTTAGAAAACATTATGAGAAAAATAAGGATGGAGTTTTTCTTTCCGAAGAAATTTATGATGGTGCAGGTAGTAAGGTAGAAGTTGTTACCAAAAAGACTAAAATCTTACTCGACTTTATTCCTGCTGTTGTTATATTCAACGATGGACTTACAGGAGATATAAGGGGCGAGAGTGAGTTACTTGACTTGATGTTTAGTGAAAGCTACTATTCTAAACTTGCTAATTCAGATATGGACTCTGAAAGAAAAAATATGCACCCCATTAGATTTTCAATTGATGCAAGTAAAGAGAGTACAAAAAATCTTTCAACAAGTCCTGGTTCTTATTGGGATTTGCAAACAGATGATGATAAAGGTACAGACACTTCATTCTCTGCAAAAGTCGGTGTGCTTGAAGCAAGTATGAATTATTCTGCACCACTTAAGGTTACGCTCGACAGACTTGAAAACGAAATGTTTTCAGCACTTGATGTTCCCAACATTACAAGTGAACAATTAGCGGGTGTAATTACAAGTGGAAAGACAATACAGGCATTGTATTGGGGTCTTACAGTAAGATGTGATGAAAAAATGCTTGCTTGGGAAGGGGCGTTAAGAACTATTGCTTATGCAATTATTGAAGGGGGAAAACTTTATTCCAATTGTATTGAGCAATATACCGAAGAAGAGATACCCGAAATACCTTATGATGTTAAGGTTGAGAATAACTATCCTATCCCCGAAGATGTAAAAGAGGAAAAGGAACTTGACATACAGGAAGTTGATGCAAAGATTATGTCAAGAAAGGCTTACTTGAAGAAGTGGAGAAATTTGAGTGACTTGCAAGCTACTTCCGAACTTGAACAAATTAAGCTTGAAAGCGAGATGCTTGACAATACTTACCTCAATTATACTACATCGGATAAAGTTAAAACTTCTGATTCAAACGAAGGTGAAGATGGTGGTGAAGGGGAACAAAATGGTGAAAGCTTAAACAAAGACCAGTATAATCAAGTGAGTGTAGGTCAAAGTGCAAATGCAAGAAACGCACTCGAATAGGAGTGAAATATGTATGTATCAGACCCTTTTATTGAAGCAGAACAATACCGTAACAATTTGATGTTACAAAGCGAAGCAGAAATAAGAAAGTTTTACGAACATTCCTATGTGATTATTTCAAACAGAATTGATAGGTTGTCAGATAGAACTGATGAAAGTAGTGTAGCAAGAAGATTGTATTTTGAAGAATTAAAAGGTGAGATACAACAACAGCTTAACTATATTGATGGAAATTTAAATACCCTTATCACAGGGAATGTAAATGACATGATAGGTTATACAATGTCCGTAAACAGTGCATATTTAAATCAGTTGGGTTTTAATTACTATACAACTAATCCTGCTATTATTGCTGATATGTCAAACAGAATTTTAACAGGACAGTTGTATGGTGGTAATTGGACTTTAAGTAATGCGATTTGGAATAATAGCACTGCAATTCAAGGTGAAATAAGTAGAATTATTTCAAGAGGTATTTTACAAGGACAAAGTACATACCAAATTGCAAAGAAAATTGAAAAATATGTAAATCCAAACTATTCAAGAGTGGTTGCTTCTGGAACAAGAGGAAGAGTTGATTACAATGCACAAAGATTGACGAGGACAACAATACAACATGCTTATCAAGAAGCATTTGTAAGAGCAACACAGAGCAATCCATTTATTATAGGATATAAATGGGAAACATCTGGTGCGGCAAATGTATGTCAATTGTGTATGGATAGAGAAACAACAGATGAATATGGTTTGGGAGAAGGTGTTTTCCCGAAAGATGACTTACCTTTAGACCATCCTAACGGTAACTGTACGTTTTCTATTGTATCTGTATATTCAGAGGATGAAATTCATGATATGGTAGATGATTGGGAAAATAATACAGGTGATTCTGAAATGGATGGAGATATACAGTATTTTATTGATGATTTATTTTAAGTAAACTTACATCATTTTTTTGTTGAGAAAAACTTGACAATTTTGGTGTAAAGTTTTATAATATATAAGGAATGGAACTTCTCCATTCTTCTACCCTATTAGGGAAATCTACCACAGATTTTAGTGGATGTTTACAAGTTAAAGGAGAATTAAATAATGAAAAACAAAGAAGTAAAAGGGTTGCCTTTTAATTTGCAATTTTTTGCAGATGAAAATGGTGGCGAAGGACAAAACGGTGACGGACAGGCAAACGGTGATGAAGATTCAAAAGGAAGTGAGAATGGTTCTGGGGAACAAAATAAGGACACAGAGAAGAAATTTACCCAACAGCAAGTCAACGACATGATGGCTAAAGAAAAGAAACAGGGTAAACAGGCAATGCTTAATGCACTTGGTTTTAAGAGTGAGCAAGAAGCAAAGGATTCTATAAGCCTTTTGAAAGCATTACAGGAGTCACAGAAGTCAGAGGAACAAAAACAGGAAGAAGCAAAGAAAGCCGCTTTAGAAGATAAAGCAAAGGCAGAGCAGAGAGCAATTGTTGCAGAGTCTAAACTTACCTGTATTGAAAATGGAGTGAATAAAGATTCTATTGAGGATGTTTTAACTATTGCAATGGCAAAGGTGTCGGATGACAAAACACTTGAAGATGTTATTGCAGATATGAAGAAGGAAAAGAGATACAATTCTTTCTTTGTTGATGGAAACGAAGGTGGAGGTAGTTCTAATGGAACAGGAACTACACCTTCCCATAGTTCTTCTAAAAAGCAAAATGAAGATGACTATGGTAAAAAGCTTGCTGAAAGGTATAACGCTAATAAAAAAAGCGGTGATACTAAAAGTAAATTCTTTTAAGGAGGAAACGAGATGTTAAATCAAACTGGTGTAACCAAGCAATCTTTTGGCTATGGCGAGAAGCGTATTATTGTTGACGAACTCAATTCAACTGCTTTCTCAATTGTAGTCGCAAACACAGGTGTTACCGCAGATGCAGAAGGTAAGAAAATTATCAAAGCAGGTACACCCCTTTACGGTAGTCTTACCGCAAGAAATACCGCTTTCACCATTTCTGGTGGAGAGGGAGCAAAGCCTGTTGGTGTAGCACTTCATGATGTAGATGTTACCGCAGGAAATGCAAATTCGCAGATTCTTGTTGCAGGTTTCATTGATGTTAGTAAGGTAGATACTTCTGTTCGTTCTACTCTTATTTCCGCAGAAGCAAACCTCAAACTCATTGTGCTTGTACAGTAAAACAAATTGGTTGAAGCCTACAACAAATAAGGAGGAATAATAAAATGCCTAAAACGATTTTTGAATTAGTAACTTCCAAGAACATCGTTTCTTATTGGAACACCATGAACCTTTCAGAAACCGATGCACTTCTTGGTGACGAACTTTTCCCTTCACAGCAGAAGCTTGGACTTAATCTTGATTGGATTAAGGGTGCAAGTGGACTTCCTGTAGTTCTTAAGCCTAGTGCTTATGATGTTGCCGCACTTAAGCGTGACAGAATTGGATTTGAGCAGGTAAGTACCAAGATGCCGTTCTTCAAAGAGTCTATGCTGATTGATGAGGAACTTCGCCAACAGCTTAATATGGTTCTTGAAACTGGCAATGATGCCTACATTGATGCAGTAATTAATCGTATCTTTGATGATGACATGAATCTTCTTCGTGGTGCTAGAGCACAAAGAGAAAGAATGAGAATGTCACTTCTCACCACAGGACAGATTACCATTTCTGCAAATGGACAGGATTACGATTATGATTACGGTCTTGAATCTTATCAGCAGATAGACCTCACTTCTGGTACTTCTACTTGGGATAACCCCAACACTGATGTTATTTCACAGATTCGTGATTGGCAGGATGCTGTTGATACACAGACAGGTTCAAGACCTACTAGAGCGGTATGTTCACAGAAAACTATGGGTTACCTGTATAACAACAATGTAATCCGTAATGCAATTTGGGGAAACAACAGTACCGCACCTGTTTCCAGAGAAAAGGTTAGAGCATACATTCTTTCTGAACTTGGTCTTACCATTGCGGTTTATACCAAGAAGTATGTAAACGAAGCAGGTAACACTGTTTCTTATATTCCCGATGACCTCTTTGTTCTCTTCCCTAGCGGAAACCTTGGAACAGGTTGGTTTGGTACAACCCCCGAACAGAGTGACCTCATGAGTGGTTCTGATGCAAACGTAACCATTACCGATACTGGTGTTGCTGTTACTACTAGCAAGAAGGTTGACCCTGTAAATGTTGATACCAAGGTATCAATGATTTATCTTCCTTCTTTCGAGAGAATTCCCGAAATTCTTATTGCTACTGTTGCATCATAAGGAGAAGAACAGATGTTGACTATCACAAAAAACGGAAAAACAAAAACTGTTTCAGAAAGTGTTTACAAAACTGTTTTTAAGGATAGTGGATGGACGGTAGTGGGGGAGGATTCCCCCACTTCTGTCATTCAGAAGGAACAGGTTGAGGAAAACACAGAGGAAGAGATTGTAAACGAAGTTGTTGAAAACAACGAAGATGAAAATGTTGAAGATGAAAATGTTGAAGATGAGATACCCGATGAAGCATGGGATGAAGCTGTTGCAGAGGAAGAAGTTGAGAAACCTCTTTCCGATATGAGTCATGATGAACTTGTTAAGAAAGCAAAGAGTCTTGGCATTGCAAAGGCAGAGGATATGATTAACAAACAGCTTCGTGAAGCAATCAAAAAGAAGATGTAATTGTTGGAGGTGTCTATGAGTACAACAATGAGTGATATTGAAAGACTCAAGATGGTACTTCGTGAAAGAGATTACCCCATGTTTGAAGATGAAGAGTTACAGTTTTATTTGGATGAAAATAACGGTGACTTTGATGATACCGCTTACCAATGTTTAATTCTTAAGTCTGAAAACACCAACGTTGTATTGAGTGGCTTTGAAGCAGGAGATACTTCAAAATACTTTAGGCGTTTAGCACAAGGATATAGAAAGTCAAACTCTGGTGTTCTTAAAGGAGGTTGATATGCAAGTAGAAACCTTTTTAAAGAGTAGAATAAGCCGCTTGATAAAGTGGAATGGGCAAGAGTTGGTTTTTACGAGGAAAAAGAAAAACAATCACCACGAAATTGTTGATGACATAGACCTTGAAATCCACATTAAAGGGGTGTTTCATGATGGTGGTGGTTATGGTGGAATGTTAAATCTTGAATTGTATTCGAGAGAAGGTTCAAGAGAATATGACAAATCAAAACCAATGATTTTATGTCTTGTTGATGACAACTCATCCCAAATAATTATTGATGATGCAATAACAATAGGCAACACGCCCTATACAGTGGTTGACAAGGTGGATGTTAAAAACCTTGGTATTGCCTATGAAATTTCATTAGAACAAGTTTTGAATATGGTGAATTGATATGCCTACTTATACTTCAAATGGATATAGTTATGGTAATGAACCGTATTATAGAGTTGAAACAGCAGAGGTTGAAGAAGGTCTTTTGAAATTTTCTGTTACAGCAAGACGAGCCGTTAAAGCGTATTTAAGAGATATTGGTGTTCCGATACTTGAAGATTATGCGAAGAACAACCACAGATGGATAAACCGAACAGGTTCACTTGAAGATGGCATTACTGCTTCTGTATATGAAAAAGGTAGAGCCAATAATAACAGACTACAACAAGATTATACTTGTGGAATAGAAATTTACCATACAGCAGAAAATGGTAGAGGACAACAGTATGGTATTTATATTGAAACAGGATATGAAGGAAGATATGCGATTCTTGAAGAAACAGCGAGGAACGCAGGTGGTATTGTTGTTGATGGCATGAACAACATTATTGAAAGATACGATGGCGGAGTTTTTGGTGTTGACAATTTAGTTGTTGATGTAAACAATGATGCAGGAGAAAGAAGCTGATAATGAGTATATCACAGGAAGATTTAAATATAACTGAAAATGATAGCGTGTGGGATATTGTAGCAACACTGTTAGAAAAGTACAGTAATTTTCCTGTATATCCCCCTGCTACACATAATGGAGAATGTACATCACCTTACATTGTTCTTAAAAGAGATGGTGGTGCAAAAGTACCGCAGAAATCTTCGCAGTATCAATACATGAGAGTGATGTTGTATGTTCCAAGAAATCAATATTCAAAATTGGATGAATACCAAAAACAGATTGAAAGTGTAATAAAAGAAAAGATTTTTCCTTTGTTGCTTCCAACAGGGCAAATCGAAAGTGATTACTATGATGACAACTACAATGCACACATGAGAGCAATGCTTTATCGTAATGTGCGAAGAAACAAACTTCTTTAATGGAGGTGCAAGATGAGTACAAAGAAGGGAACTGAAATTGCAACAATTGATGTTGCACTTGTAAGTGTACAATCCTATGATGATGGTGCAGATGAGATTATTCTTGATACTGCAAATCATATACAGGTAGAAGTACAGACCGAAACCGAGGATGCAATTAAGCTTGTAGTTAAAGGCAGACTTATTGCACAGAAGGGAGAGCAGGTTACTATTACTGGTAACAAGATTACTCTTACTGATAACGTGTTTAACGATGAACTCGTTACACTGTTACAGGGTGGAACAATTCTTCGTGACCAGACCACAGGTGATTTTATTGGTTATAGACCTCCTGTTATCGGAGATACTTCCGTCAATGCAAAGGGAAAGATTTTTAAACTTAAGGCATATTCGGCTATTTACAATGCCGCAGGTGTTCTTACAGGTTATGAGAGAATTACTTATCCCAATTGTCAGGGACAACCCATTGCATTTGAGAGCGAGGATGGAACTTTCCGTAGTTCGGATTATGTTATTAACTCTGCTCCTGCCGAGGGAGAGTCACCTTATGAACTTGATATAATTGGTGTCGATGACCTTCCTGTTGTCACTCCCCCTACTCCCCCTTCACCTTGATTGGTAAGTTAAAACAAATTGAATAATGTAAAAATATTTTGAAACCCCCTTTAATGGGGGTTTTCCACTATTTTAAAAGGAGAAAAATTATGTACGAAGGAACACAGGTTATTTCAATAGAAGAGTTAAAAAAGCTTGCGGAGGGAGAAATTGTTGAACTTCCTTCTTTTAAGGGAGATGAAAGAATTAATGTAAGGCTTCGTAGACCTTCAATGCTTTTTATGATAAAGAGTGGAAAAATTCCTAATGACCTTCTTGTTGAAGCAAACAAATTGTTTACACAGGGTACAGGAGGTCTTGCTACAAATCAGAAAGACCTTAATGACCCTACAACCCTTGTTAAAACAACAGAACTTCTTGAATGTATTTGTGAAGAAGCATTTGTTGAACCTACTTACAAACAGATTTGTGAAGCAGGAATTAAGCTTACTGATAGCCAGTTGTTAGCCGTATTTGAGTATACGCAGAATGGCGTGGCTAATCTGAAATCCTTTCGTTAGAACAGGAGAAGTTTTAAGAGTAATAGGAATGATGGGTTTACTTAATTATCCTTGTAGACCATCTGAAATAATGGGAATAAAAGATGAGTACACAGCGTTTTGTTTTGATGAAGCGTGTGCTTTTATCGTTAAACAGTTAAGAGATGGAAAAGAACCTATTATGAAGGTTGAGAATGACAAGATAGTATATAATAAGCCATCAGACCTGTATAGAAAATACAGTATTTAATTGGGAAGGAGGTTTGCAAAGTGGCTATAAATGTCGGTACAGCGGTTGCGTATCTTGACTTGAACATGACCGCGTTTAACTCTGGTTTGCAACAGGCACAATCTGCTTTGCAAACTTTCGGTAAAGACTCATCTACAATGGGTCAAAACTTAATGTCGGCAGGAGGGTTGGTAGCAAATACTGGTTCTATGCTGACAAGAAGTATTACAGTTCCACTTGTTAGTGCTGGACAAGAAGTTGTAGAGTTTGGTGCAACTTTTGATAAACAAATGTCTGCTGTTGAAGCAGTTATGCAAAGTGTTCTCCATGAAGGAGATATGGATAGATTAAGAGAGTCTGCTATGTATTGGGGTGAACAAACTGTTTACTCTGCTACAGAAGCCGCAGAAGCACTTTATTATATGGGTCTTGCAGGTTGGGATGTAGACCAAGCTATAAATGGTTTAGGAAGTGTTCTTAATCTTGCCGCCGCAGGTAACATGGATTTAGGTAGAGCATCAGATGTTGTTACCGACAGTATGACAGCAATGAATCTTGTTGCAGGTCAAACAACAAACGGTATTGAAAACACAGCGTATTACACTTCTGTTCTTGCCGCTGTTATGGCTAACAGTAATACTGATATTGATAAACTTGGTGAATCATTTAAGTATGTTGCACCCATTGCAGGAAGTCTTGGTTATGATATACAAGATTTAGGACTTGCACTTGGTCTTGCGGCTAATGCAGGTATTAAATCTTCACAAGCAGGTACTTCATTAAGACAGGCTTTAAAGAATCTTATTTCTCCTACATCCACTACACAAGCGGCTATGGAGAAATATGGATTAAGTTTGTATGATGCAACAGGTCAAGCAATACCGTTTAGGGAACTTATGATACAATTACAGGCAACCTTTGGAGATTTGTCTGTTGATGTATTTGATGCAAATGGTGAGTTAAAAGAGGGCGAGCAAATCATGCAAGAGTATGGTGACTCGTTACCGATAACTCAACAGGAAAAATTGAAAGCCATTGTAGATTTGTTTGGTACAAGAGCAATGCCTACAATGTTGGCTATAATAAATCAAGCAGGTCCAGAATTTGATAAACTTGCAGGTTACATTGATGAAGCCGCACAGACAGGTGAATATGCGGCTGAAATGGCTCACACTCAAATGGATAATTTGCAAGGTGATTGGGTTAGATTTACAAGTGCGTTGGGAACAACCAAGATAATGTTAGCAGACATTGTTAAGGGTGAGTTGAGAGAATTTATTCAAAAACTTACTGAACTTGTAAAACAGTTTAATGAATTGGATGAGTCACAAAAGGAACAAATAATTAAATGGGGCTTGTTTGCCGCCGCAATCGGTCCAGTTTTGTTAGTGTTAGGCAACTTATTAAAGTCTATTGGTTTAATAATGGAAAGCTTCAAACTTTTCCAACCTTTAATTAAAGGTGTTTCAGCTTTGTTTACTACACTAACAACCAATATAGGTTCTGCACATGGAATTATTGGAATATTAAAAGGTGGCATTAGTGCGTTGACCTCAACAATGGCAGGATGGGTTGCAATCATTGCTGTTGTAATTGCCGCAATAATTGATTTGTGGCAAAACAATGAAGAGTTCAGAGAGAATGTTACAAGAATTTGGAACGCTATTGTTGAAGTGCTTAAAGCGGCTTGGGATTTTGTCAAACCGATATTTGATATGTTGATTGAAATATTTCATGAGATTGTAAAAGCAATAGAACCGATTATTGAATTGCTTGCAGAAATACTTGCACCGATAATTGAAGTTATTGCAGGTTTGATTAAAACAGTTTTTCAAGCGTTAAGTCCGTTAATTGAAATTATAGGTACTACACTTGTTGCGGCAATCAAAATACTTGGTACAATACTTAAAGGTGTGGTTACTGTTTTAAGACCTATCCTTGAAGTTATTGCGGCAATTCTTGAAGCAGTAGCAGGTCTTGCAAATATTCTTGTTAATGTTCTTGGTGCGGCATTTGGCGTTGTTGCTGACTTGTGGAAAAAGATGTGGGATGGTTTGTTTGACATTGCCAAGAGTATTTGGGAGAAACTTACAAATTGGTTTAAGAATACTTGGCTTGGAAAAATTCTCACAAGATGGGGAGATTTGATAAAGAACTCAATGAATGGAATTGCCGATATGTTTAAGAATGGCGATTTTAATTTGTTTGATGGTTCACATGCAAACGGTCTTGCTTATGTTCCTTATGATGGTTATGTAGCAGAACTTCATAAAGGTGAAAGAGTTCTTACTGCACAAGAGAATCAAAGGTATTCTTCAACAAGTGGAAATGGTACTACGATTAATTTCTATTCAAATGAAAGAATTGATGAGTATACAGCCGCACAAGAGTTGAGAAGAACAATGAAGGATATTGAACTTGGTCTGGTGTAAAAGGAGAGTAGGATGGTTAAAGGTTTCATAATTGAAAATCAAACTACGAAGGAAAGAGTTACTTTCGGTCAGACACCAAAGTATGATTACATTTTTAAAAGTGATGGTCTTGATTGGGGTTATGCTCCTGCAACTCATTCTACTTACACCTACCCAGGGCAGGTTGGTGAGTACGACTCAATTACAAACATCACAGGTAGGGAGATAACAATAACAGGTTATGCTTTTTATGTTCCTACAGAGGTGGACTTAAGTAACTATGGAAAGTTTGATGGTATACCTGCTTTAATAGAGCAGAAGATGTTAGAGAAAAAGAAAGTGTTAAATGGGTTGATAAACCCGAAAGATTATTTGAGAGTAACAATTGGCAATTTCTATATTGAAGGAAAGCCTACACGTTCTATACAGTATGGAAATACCTATCAAGAGAATAACGAATATTTTTGTATGTTTGTTATAAACATTCGTTGTTTTAATCCTATGTTTCACAAAGTTGTTGCACCCAACACGGTTGTTAGTGGTGCATCACCTGCTTGGCATTTTCCTTTAGAGATACCAAATATAGGTTTTCAGTTTAGCACAAGAACTGATTATTTGGTTATCTCTGTAGATAACGAAGGAGATAGTAAAGTTGGAGGAATAATTAAACTTGAAGCAAGTGGTGAGGTTGTAAATCCTACTGTAGAAAACATTGAAACAGGAGAGAGTTTTACCATCTATAAAACAATGCAAAGAGGTGAAGTAATTGTAGTTGATACAAGAGCAGGAAGTTATAGAGGTATAAAAGGTGGTAGTGGTGAACCTACACAAAACTATTTTAAGTATTGGGATTTTGATAATACATGGTTGGAATTTGGTATAGGTTCAAACCTCATCGGTTATTCAACCGATAATGAAAGTGAACTTCTCCTTACCGTTACCGTTGAAATTAAACCCGAAAAGTATGCGGTGGAGGAACAGTAATGTTACTTGAAATATATGATAAGAATACTTTCGATAGAGTTGATATAATTCGAACATATACCTTTGTACAATACACAGACTACTTTAATGATGTTGGTACTTTCCAAATAACTGTACCAATAACAGAAAGTAGTCTGCCGTATTTATTGGTAGCAGGTAACTTTATTTTGTTCGAAAAACTTGGTAATAAATTCATAATGGGAATTATAAAGTATTTCCATAGTGAAAATATTTCTACTCCCACTGTTCAGATAAAAGGCTATATGCTTTCACATCTTTTGTCGTACAGAACATTTCAAAAAACTTTTAGACTTAAAGATAAAGTGTTTGAGGTGCAAAGACATTTTGTACAGGAGTTTTTTATCAGTTCAGAGGATTTTAGAAGAAGAATGAGTCTGATGATGGTTGGTGACACTTACGACCATAACACAGAGGAAGTAAACTTTTGTCAAACAGGAAGTGATTGTGCAGAGGTAATAAAGGAAATGAATGACCCTTACCATTATGGTTTTGGTTTAGTTCCTGGGATTGCCAAGTACAATCCAAGTACAGGAAGAAATCAAAACATAATGCATATTGTTTTTGAACAATATGTTCCTACTGACAGAACGGTTGGAAATCAAAGTGGAAACGACCCTGTAATGTTTGATACAAATTTAAACAATGTTGAAAACCTTATGTACGAACTTAATTCAACTAAAGCAAAGACGGTTGCAATAGTTGCAGGTGAAGATAAGGGAGAAGATAGAAAAGTCATTGAAGTTGGTGATAAAGAACTAACGGATATGGATAGAGTTGAACTTTATGTAGATGCGAGAGATTTACAAAAGCAAGAAGCAAATGAATTGGAGTATAAAAGTTCTCAAATGACAGGTGATGGAACAAGACAGGTTGTTTGGAATTCTGCTTCTGCTTCAAGTTTGCAAAATGTTCAAATTACAAACTTTACAGTAAAAGGCAATGTGTCTGTTAAAAGTACAGGAGAACAATCTTCAAGTTTTGGATTTTATATAGTTCCTTATCTTGGTGGAGTTGCTTATCCCGACATTGTTGTTGTAAACGAAACTATAGAAGCAGGTTCAATTGTTAACTTCGACTTTGACATTTCTTGCAAAGCAGAGGATAATGAATTAGACCATTATGATTCTTTTGTAATTGTCTGTGTTACCGACAGCAACATTCAGTATATGAGTGGAGGTACATTGTATGTAGAGTCTGTACCTGCTCAAAGACATGCAACTACCGATGAAGAGTATGAAGAAATGCTTACTCAAAGGGGCATGGAGAAGTTAAAGGATAATTCAGTTGAATATGATTTTGAAGCAACTGTTTTGACTAATTCAAATAACTCTTTTAAATACGGAGTTGACTACAATAATGGAGATTATGTTACTGTTGTAAACAGAAATCTTGGAATGGCTGTAAAGGTACAGATAGTTGGTGTAACAAAATCAATAACCGAAAAGGGTGAAATACTTGATTTGATTTTCGGTAACCGTGTTTTGTAAATGGAGGTTACAATGGCACAGCAAAGTGGATTTTTTGAAGCAGTATGGGATGAAACAATAGTAAATCCGCAGACAGGTACTTTGGGAGATTGGGATTTAAAGTATTTTTACAATCAGTTTGCGGATTATTTTGCAAAGTTTTTTGGAAATGGTGTGTATTACAATCCCGATAATAATTTAAAGGTTCTTGCAACAGGTGCTATGTCAGTTGTTGTTAAAGCAGGTTGGGCGTTTATAAATGGTTTTTGGTATCATCTTGATGAAGATATGTCACTTGCCGTTCCTGCAAATACTACAGCATATACAAGAACAGATAGTGTTATCCTTCGTTGGAGTTTGTCGAACAGAACTATTTCACTTGTGTACGCTACTGATATTTTTGAACCCACAAGAAGTGACAGTGTTTATGATTTGGTTCTTGCACAGATTGAGGTTGAACCTAGTGTGGCAACTATTCTTGGTGATAAGATAACCGACAAAAGGACAGACCAAACCGCATGTGGAATTGTAAGAGGTTTGCAAGCAGATAGTATTGATACTGAAACATTGTTTGCACAGTATGATGCAATATTTAATGAGTGGTTTGATTCAGTAAAAGACCAAGTAACAGGTGACCTTGCTATTAGGTTGCAAATGGAATTTGCAGAGTTAAACCAAACTGTTGAGCAATACCAAGAGTCTGTTGAGGAAACAGCAAATAGTGCTTTAGATACGATAACAACTTTTGTTGGAAAGTTTTTTGTTCTTCCGCTTCAAACTCTTACATTCACCAATAGAAGGTGTGAAATTGCTGATAGTAGAGTTACAGCAAATAGCCTTGTTGATGTTTACTTTACGGCAGAAACAATGGATAACGCAGAAGCGGCAAACATCTATGTTGACAGTGCCGCAGGTAAGATAGTTTTAACTTGCACTTTTAATCCTACTGGTACAATACAGGCAATGATAGGAGTTAGAAATCAATGAGAGGAAAAACAAATATTCCAAACAGAAAAGACCCTGTAATAAATGGTGATGTTGAAAATTTCGTTGTAGCAGAAAACAATACAATTGAAAAGGGAGATTTTGTTTCAGTTGTAAGAAGTAGTGACTATAGATTGTTAAGTGATAGCAAAAACTGTACTCTTGTGTACAAAAAATTATATGATGTTGCTAATAAGAAAATGGTAGTTGTACACAAGAACGAACAAGGAGTTTTGTATGCTACACTTGTTCAAGGTACTTCTAATGGGGTAGAAGTATTACACCAAGTAGTATTGGATGCAGAGATAAGCACCAGTATAGCAATGAAGTTTGATTTTAATATTCAAACTAATTCGTTGTTTTATATACATTATGTGGGTTCATCTCATGCAAAATATAACAATGTTTACAAATATACAATTATCAACGATGAGTTGGTTGAACAAAACGTAATTACTATAAGTTTCCCTACTGATGGGGTTTATGGAATTTCGGTTTTTGGTGCTGATGAACATATTGGAATTGTTCACGGTACAAGTGGTTATTTTAGAGTGTATTCTAAAAATAGTAACAATGAGTACGTTCAAACATTGTCTGATACAATTGCGGTTACAGGTTTATCTTCCAACGGAATATATTTTGTAGGCAGTGGAAATAATTTAGTAATCGTTATTGGTTCGAGCAACCAAAGTGGTAACAGTGGTTATCATATTGTTAAGTTTTATAATTTTTCTTCTACGGATGGCACAGTTAGCAAAGAGGAAATAAATGTAAGTGGTATAAATTTTTATAACACAGGTTACGATATACAAATTGTTGGAAATACTTTTTATTTAGTTAACAGTGTGAAGTATAATGCTTCTAGCGGAAGTGTTTACTGGTGTAAGCCTAAAATTCTTATACTTGATATATCTTCAATGTTGACTAAATATTATGAAGAAATTACAACAATTACTCCCTCTTGGTGCAATTGGTTTATTGATTACGGAAACGAAAGTGAAGTTATAATTCATAGCATTTCAAGATATGGAACAGCTACTTACGGACAGGCAATGTCAAGTGTAATTGTTTTAAGCGAAAATGAATTAGGAGAATTTAATCTTACTATTGGAACTTTTCAAGACATTAATATAAATCAAGCAGGTATGTTTGGTTTTATGTTTGATGATGTAATAAAGAACGTTTCCTTTACATATAATTATGCAAGTTCTTCTGGTTCTATTTTATCAGTTGGGGTAATTGAGTATTCATTTATTGTTGCAGAAAATCAAATTCTCCTTGGAGAGCCTACAAACTATGTAAGGGAGTATGACAACAAAAGTGCAATTGGATTTGCAAAAACAAGTGGAAATGCAGGTGATACTATTCAAGTTTATGTTCCACATAACAACTCTTAAGGAAAGGAGGAAGAAGATATGACACCAATTTCTTTAATCGGTTGCGTTGTAGGTATTATAGGCTGTGTAGTAGGAGTTGCCACATTTGTTTCTGCACAACTTACAAGAGCAAAACAGGATGGAGTGCTGATTGCAAAAATAGACCAATGTGTAAAAGGTATTGAAGAATTAAAGTCAGATGTAAAAGAAAGAAATGATAAGTTCGATAAAATTATTGATGAACATTCAAGAGATATTGCATCTTTGAAAGAACAAGTACATATTCTTATGACAAAGGTAGGGTTGTAGTGATGAAAGACATGTTGCATGAAGAGTTGGTGACTAAAGACAGGGAGTTGACAGAACTTCTTGTTCAAGTTGTTCAGAACCAAAGGAATAATGCAAAAACACTTATAAAACTTATTGTGATTCTTTCAATTTGTTTTACGGTAATTATTGCTTCAATGATTGTCGGTTTCTTTTGGTATGAAAGCCAATTCGAATATGTTGACACTTACACTTATTCAGAGGAAACAACACAAGAAGTTGATGGTGACAATGCAACAATAAATAACATTGAAGGAAATCAATATAATGACAATGCTGTTCATAATGAAAGTGAAGGTGAAGGTGAGTAATTATGGGAGCAAGACAAACGACAACGAGAACAGTTGTTGTAACAAGAAGCAGAGTGAGAAGTTCTTCTAACACTAAAGGTGGTAGAAAACCAAAGAGAACATCAAAACGTTGTCCTGCTTGTGGGAGATATATATGACACATCATATAGATATAAAACACAAGGTACAACAAATACCAAGTAAATTGGAGTTCAATTCTTTGTTGGAAAATTCCATGTTAAGCGATAAGGAAAAACGTTTAATGCAAATGTATTATGTTGAGAGAAAAAGTTTTGATTACATAGCGGATGAATTAGGATATTCAAAAGCAGGAGTAGTTAAAATGCATCAACGGATTCTAAAACGTATCGAAGCACTCATATAACTGGAAACGGTTATGTGGGTGCTTTTTTGTTGTCTATTTTTGGTATATTTCTTTTATTTTCTTTTTATCTTTATTCTACACTTATTTACATTTGAGATATGTTTTAATTGTCACAAAGGAGGTTGAAGCCATGTATGAAATTGTAGTGACAGAAAAGTTTATTCAAATGCTAAAGAAAGTTCCAAGTAAATTTCTTGTAATTCTTATAAGTCAAATTGTTTCAATTGAGGAGGTTTAAAATGAACTATCCAGTGTTTAATCCTTACACACCAAATGCAATGAATGGATATGGTTTTAATCAACCCATTCCACAGTATCAACCACAACCACAATTTGTACCACAACAACAAACACCACAAACAGGTTTGAATGGAAAGATGGTTGAAAGTTTTGAAGTGTTTAAGAGTGCAGATATTCCTATGGATGGAAATACTTATTATTTCCCTAAAGCGGATGGCACTGAAATATATTCAAAACGTTGGTTGCAAAATGGTACAACGGAACAAATTACTTATAAAGCAATTAAAGAAGAAACAGAAGAAAAAGAAAATCCCATGATGGTAAAACTTAATGGTATAGAGGAACAATTGACAGCATTGCAAGAAATACTTTCTAAAAAGTCTGTAAGTAAAAAGGAGAATTAATTATGCCTACTTTTAATCCTATGCAGATGATTGTTAACAGACTTTCACAGCAGTTTGGAAATCAAAATCCTATGATGAACAATGTAATAGGTATGGCACAAAAGAATGATGTAAAAGGACTTGAAGAGTTTGCCAGAAATTTAGCAAAAGAAAAAGGTATAGATATAGAAGAGTATTACAATAAAGCAATGAATATGTTTGGTATAACAAAATAGTTAGTTAAAGTATGCATACTTAACAATAAACAAATAACTTTAAGGAGGAATCATTATGTTTAATAGTGAAAGTGGTATGACTATGCCTGTAGTTCCTATGAATTATGGTGGTGGTTGGGGCAACAGTTTTGGTAATGGCTTTGAAGTTATTATTTGGCTTGTTGTAATTGCCGCTATCTTTGGAGGTGGATTTGGTAATGGTTTTGGTTGGGGAAACGGTGCAGGTAATGCCGCACTTACCAGAGGAGAACTTTGCCAAGACATGAACTTCAATGATTTACAGAGTGGAGTAAGAGGATTACAGCAGAGTCTTTCTGATGGTTTCGCAAATCAGAATCAGTATTTTACCGATAGAGTAGATAATCTTGCTAATCAGATTGCAACAGGATTTGATGCTGTAAATCTTTCTATCGTAAGAGATGGTTATGAAACCAGAAATGCCGCACAGCAGAATATGATTGCAAACATGCAGAATACTTATATGCTTAATGATAGCATTAAGGATTGTTGTTGCAAGACACAAAATGGATTTGCACAGGTTGCATATCAACAGGCAACAGATACTTGTGCTGTTCAGAATAGTATTGCTACGGCTGTTAGGGATATTACTGACAATGCAAATGCAAATACGAGAACTCTGTATGACTTCCTTGTTAATGATAAGATTGCAAATCTTCAACAGGAAAATCAAGCACTTCGTCTTGCGGCTTCACAGGAGAAGCAGAATAACTATCTGATTAATGAACTTCGCCCTTGTGCAAGACCTGCATACATTACTTGCAATCCTTATACTGCTTCTTATGGTATAGGTAATTGTGGTTGCGGTATGTAATTATGAATAATGATTATATGATGAATGTTCTTACTTGGTTTTCTGTGATGTTACAGTTACAGAATTATGAGGAAGAACTAAAGTCTACAAGTAATGATGAGATTGCAAGTCATTTGGCAAAGCAAGATACAGAATACTTGGAAAAGATAATCACAATGTTAGAACAAATACTCACCAAACTTGGTTGATGTTCGGGGTGGTGAACAACCACCCCTTGATTGGAGGTAATTATGGCTTGTACAAATGTGTGTAAATTGTGTGACAGAATCAGAATAAGTACAGCGGTTACATTTACAGCACCTAATCTTATTATTACACTTCCACAAGGTTCATATGAAGATGGAGAGAAGTATTGTATAGTTGTTGCACAGAACATACCCGATGCAACTACAATAAATGCTCCCGTATTTATTCAGATAGGAACAGGAACAGAATTGTACCCCTTACAGAAGTGTGATTGTTCACAGGCTACAGCTTGTAGCATTAGAACAAGAACAAGGTATGCTACTAGAGTTGTAACTTCTCCTACAAGTGGAAGTTTCAGATTGCTTGGTAGAATTTGTTGTTCTCCTAATAATGATTTACTTGCAATAGATGGAACAGCACCAACAACGGAGGTAAATGGAAATGGCTAACTTATTTGCAGAAAAACTTGAACTCTGTGTTTCGGAAAAGATGGAAGAAGGTCTTGATAAAGTCAACGCAAAAGAAATGGGTGAAGTTGTTGATATGATTAAAGACTCTTATGAAATTGAAAAACTGAAAGCAGAAAAGAAATACTATGATAGTGTTGTAAATGCAATGCACGAACATAACGCAGATGAAACTTATTATGAAGATATGGGTTACCCTGTTCGTAGAGATAGCAGAGGAAGGTATATGTCTGGTAGCAGAAATGGTCGTATGAGTTACAATACATATGCACATAGACCCGAAGACATGACAAGAGATATGTATAGTAACAGAAATGAATCACGTTACGGCTTTTCTCACGATGAATATGTACAGAAACGTTCTGAATATCCTATGACAGACCCCGAAAGTGCAAAGCATAGAAAACAACTTCTGAATGACTATATGGATGATTTGTATGATATGGCAAAAGAAATGATACAGGATATGTCACCAGAAGAAAAACAGATGTGGAAAGCAAAATTAACACAGATAACTAATATGTAACGGAGGTAGGGAGCAGTTTATGCTCCCTATTTTATTATGACAGTAAATGGTATAAAATGGAGAATAGTTTTTACCGATAATCCACATGATTTAGAATTAAACGGTACAGTGCGTTTGGGAATAACTGACAGGAATACACATACTGTTTATATTCACAACAGTTTGCAAGGAGATTTACTTAAGAAGGTTTTATTGCATGAACTTACACATGTGTGGTTATTTTCTTATGGATATGATTTATCTGTAGAAATAGAAGAAATGCTGTGTGGTTTTGTAGATACATTTTTATTTGATTTATCGGATGCTTTAAATAAACTTTTGGAAAGCAAATCTACAGAAAACCGCATGAATACAGGGGTTTAGAAATTTGTTAAAAATATTTTGAAAATATGTTGACAAACAAAAGTTAAAGGGATAGAATATTCTCATAGCACAAATAACCGACCAAGAATATCGTAAATAAGCACCTTTTTAGGTGTAAACGAAATGAGTTAAAATCAGTGTAAGATATATGTGAGTTTCGGTATTGTGTTCACAACTTCATATAGAGATTGCTCCACAGTGCCATGACGGTGCTGTGGGGATTAATCTAAAAACAATGTAAACAATTTATTTAAAAGGAGTAAAAAAAATGGCTAACTACAATGAGATGACTTCAAAGGAACTTCGTAACATTTGTAAGGAAAGAGGAATTTCTTACAACGTAACCAAGGATGGCGTAAAGCATACCTTTACTAAAGAGGAAATGGTTAACGCACTGTATGACTTTGATGACAAGAACGAAACTGAAACCGAAGAGGTTGAGAGTAACAATGAAACCGAAGAGGTTGAGGAAGTTGTTGAACAGGGCAACGAAGTGTCACTTGAAATCAGTGAGAATACATCCATTGAAGATTTGCTTAAGGTAAGAGGTGAGATTGACTCCCTTATTAAAAATAAGGCAAGAAATCTTAACTCTGCTGTTAATAGATTGAGTGGTAATAAAGTTCATGTAGACGAAAGAAATGAACAGTATGATGAAAATTGGTCTATGTATGGTGGAGTTGACCCTAACTCTTTCATTCATACCAAGGATAAGAGTAGATACATCGAAGAAGCAGAAGAAGGAACTCTTTTTGCTTTCCTCGATGAGAACGGTAAACCCAGAACAGCCGCTTTAGTTAACCGTAGTTCTTCAAGACAGGTAGTAAAGCTGATGACAGAATATGATTGGGAGTTTGTTGTTCCCTACAGCAGAATCCTGTGGGTTAAGAAGGGAAAGAAGTGGGCGTATGGAGTGTATAGAATACTGAAAGGTTACGACCCTAATGGAAAATGCGGAACAATCGGAAGTGAGGACTCTGAAACAGAGTAGTCAAAGAGATTCAAAACTCCGTACTTTGTGTTTAGACATATTTAAAGCAAGGTTAGCGGAGCAAGAAGCAAAACAAAGATATGCAGAATTGCAAGCCAAACTACAGACTTATTTCAACAAGTCTGGGGATAAAGGCTTGCAATTCCCCTATAAGGGGAAAGTGTATAAAATAGTTGGCGTGAAGCCTAAAACGATGGTGTGGGATGTTGATAGGTTAATCAACAAAATAAAAGCAACAAAGGATAATTCTGATGATTTGCTGTCACAAATAATAGAAACAAAAGTAGTTGTATCTAATGTTTCTGAATTTAAAAAGTTATTGAAAGATAATGGTATAAAGTTTAAAGACATACAACCGTTTCTTTCGGTAGAGAAAAAAGTTATTGGTAAAAAGATAAATGAGTTGTCTGAAATCGGTGAAATAACAATGGACGATATTGAAGGTTGTTATACAATGAAGGACAGCCAAGGTTATCTGTTACCAAGTGAAAGCGAAATAGAGGAAGATGAATAAACCAGAGGTAGGAAAACCATATAAGTTTGAAGTTGGTGGAGAAGAACTTGGTAAAGTTCTTTTTTATTATGGGTTAATATCAGATGTAAACGAAGTTGAACAAAAGATTGTGTGTCCGTTTCATGAAGATTATAACCCATCCATGATAGTCAATCTTCACGATGGTAAATTCTTCTGTTTCGGATGTAATAAATCTGGGAACGCATATGATTTTGTAGAAAGCGTAGAACAGAAAAAAGGAAATACAGGTCTAAAAGTTCTTAAAAAATTCTTTGAAATTCTCAAATCAGATAAAGTTGAAAGATTAAAAGTAAATACGAAAATGAAAACCAAGAAAGAAAGCGAAGAACTGTATAACATGGCTTATGATTATTTTTACGGTTTGAGCAAGATTGATTGGAAAACTTCTGATTTAGAGGAAGTCAATGATTCAAAAGCGTATATGCTTAAACGAGGTTTTACACCAAACACATTAAATAAATGTGGTGCAAGAGTTACATTCAACAAATCATATCCCATTATATTCCCCATGTTGGATAACGGTAAATTTAAAGGTTGGGTATGCAGAACAAATAATCCCGATATTGAAAAGAAAAGAAAGTATCTTTACAATGGTGGGTTTATGCGTAGAACAACTTTGGTTGGGGATTATGCAGGTTGTAAGTATGTAATAATTGTTGAAGGCTACATGGATAGACTTAAGTTTGTTCAGTTTGGTGTAGAAAAAGGTGTGTGTGCAATCCTTGGTTGGAAAATGTCACAAGAACAACAAAAGAAACTGCGTGATGCAAATGTTAAGTATGTTATCTCTGCTTTGGATAATGATACCTGTGGTAGAAAAGGAACAGAATATCTTAAGACCGTATTCGGTGAAGATAGAGTTGTTCGTTGGCAATACTTAAAAGGTATTAAAGATTGCGGAGAAACAAATAAAGGTATGTTCTTCAAAATGTACGACAAAACAATAAAACTACTAAAGGAGAAAATGTATGAAAAAGAAAGTAAAGTGTCAGAGCGAAAGAATCCACGTAAGAAGTATTGACAGACATGTAGCAAGAGTAAAGATGAAGAAAACTGGTATCTGTGGTGCATGTAAAGAGGATTGGAAACCTCGTTCACCGAGAGAAACCAAGTTGAATAAACCCATTAAACATCATCGTAGCTATTTTGCAAATCATTGGAAAGAATTTTCCGAGAACTAAAATAGAAAGGAAGTATTTAAAATGGCAGGTTTGTTAGACAAAATTAAACAGGATGCACAGAAAACAGGTGGCAGTAAAACAAAGTTCTTCTTCTGTAAGGACGGAGAGAAAAGAAGAGTAAGATTTTTACAGGATTTGGATGATGGAATTGAAGTTGTTTTCCACGACAACTTTGAAGCAAACATCAATGTTCCTTGTAGAGAGATGTTCGGTAAGAGTTGCCCTTATTGTGATGAGGAAGGTTTGAGAACAAGAACTCTTTATGCTTGGTCTGTTTGGGATTATGAAGCAAAAGAAGTTAAGATTTTCATGTATGCCATGAATAACTGTTCACCTCTTGGAGCAATTACTGCCGCATATGAAACTTACGGAACAATTACCGATAGAGATTATGTTATCAGTTGCCAAGGAAAGCAGAAGGATAAAACAATGTCTGCTATGCCTATGGATAAGAATAGTTTTAAGAACGCAAAAGCAAAGCCTTTTTCAAAGAAAGCATTTCTTGAACTTCTTGATAAGGCATATCCCGATGAACATTCACATCTTCTTGGTGGAGATGATGATGAGGATGAAGATGATTCCCCCAAGATGAAGAAGAAGTCATCTTCAACCAAAAAGAAGTCTGCTGAAAAGGAACTTCCTTGGGGAGAAGTTGATACAGATGTTGACTACAACGAAATGTCTGCAAAGGAACTTTACAAACTTTGTGAAGAGAGAGAGATTGAAGCAGAACCCAAGAATCCCAAGGATTATTACATTGAACTGTTGAAAGAGTATGACGAAGAGAACAGCAGTGATGATGACAATGATGATTGGGAAGATGGAGAAGAAGATGATGAGGTAGATTATTCTTCAATGTCTGCAAAGGAATTGTATAAACTTTGCAAGGAAAGAGATATAGAAGCACAACCCAAGAAGTCAGAAAAGTATTATATCAATCTTCTTAAAGAAAATGACAAGGCTCATGATGATTGGGAAGATGAAGATGATGACGAAGAGGATGATGATTGGGAGTAATTAATATAACTCAATGAAAAGCAGAAAATATAAAAACTTTGATGAAGCACTCTACAACATAGGTAGAGAAGTTTTGTATAAACCATATGATATGATTGATTATACTGCTTCACATACAGCTTTTATTGAGGATTTGATTTTAACCATTCAAAGTACGGATTGTAGTATAGACATAGGTGAGTTTGGTTACAGGAGATATAAATGGACTCTTGTAACCAAATCCTGTGTTGATAAAAAGAAATTGAAGCAGTTCTATAATAAGTTGAAAGAAACCAAGTATGATACTTGTTTATATACATTTACAGATGATGAGTCTGTACCACTTTTATCGGTAATGCTTACAAGACATGATAAAAGACAGAAGTGGAGTAAATGCGTAGTGTTTATGAAGCAGGTTGAACTACAAAGAATGTTAGCAGTGTATATGGTTTTCATTGCCGTGTTCTTAAGAAAACTTCCAGATTGTTGTAAAGTAAAAGAAATAACAATTCATATCGGAGAAGGAACGGTTTGTTCTTATTTTGTAAATGGCTTGTTAGATTTTTATGATACAGGTTTGGAAGAGTTAGATAACTCACATCCATTTATAAAAGATTGTTGTTCAATCAGAAACACTTTGTTTAAAGATAAAAGTCAGTTATCTAAATATCAAACAGTAAGAACAATGCAACAACTTAAGTTTGGTTTAATCAAAATATCCGAAATAAGAGCGTTGGATTTAGATTTAGGAGTATAGTATGATTAAGATAACAAAGAACGAAGATGATGTAACGAGTTGCAGATGTTGTAAAGCTAAAAATGATTTGTACAATGTAGATTTTGGTAGGAATGAAGATAATACGTTACGTGTTATACTTTGTCCTGCTTGCAGAAAACAGTTATCAAATATGCTTACAAAGAGGGTTAGATAAATGGATTTACACCGACATACAGAATGTAGTACGTATGATGGTTTTGGTAAACCTAAAGAGTTGGCAAAATTAGCAAAAGAGTTAGGTCATACCGCTTTAGGTATATCCGACCACGGAAATACAAACAACTTGGTACAGCATTACAAAGCATGTATGGAAGTTGGAATAAAACCAATATTGGGAGTTGAAGGTTATTTCTTACCAAAATATATTGAACAGCACAGAGGTTATCATTTGTGTGTGTTTGCAAAGAATCCAAAAGGCTATCACAACTTAAATGCTTTACAGACAGAGGGAGAAAAACAGAAGTATTACAATCCTATTTGGACATTTGAGTTGTTAGAAAAGTTCCATGAGGGTTTGATTGTTACTTCTGCTTGTGTTGCTTCTTACAGTTCACAATGTATTGTTAAGGGTGACATAGATAAAGCAAGAAAATATTTAAAGAAAATGAAAAGCATTTTTGCTGATGACTTTTATATAGAATTACAGCCTTATAAAGTTTCTGAAAAAGGTTTACAGCAACTTGTAAATAAAACTCTGATTGAATTGTCAAGAGAACTTGGTATTAAATGTATTCTTACTTCTGATTCTCATAGAGGTAGGAAAGATGATTTTGAATCTTATTTAAAGATGCACGAAATAGCAAATCATGATGTAGATGAAATTGCAAGGACATATAAAGAAAGATATATGCCTACAGACAAAGAACTTTACACACGATTTGTTAACATGCACTCTGTTGATTTTAAGACAGAAGAGATGTGCAAGAAATTCGGTAAACAATGTATCAGAAACTTAAAAGAGATTGAAGATAAATGTGTTGATGATATGTTTGCTGACTTTGAAGAAATCTTACCCAAGTATTCAAAGGATAGTAAGTCACTATTAAAGAAACAGATAAAAGAAGGTCTTGAAAGAAGAGGTAAGTGGAAGAAAGAATATATAGACCGTATTAAACAGGAATATGATGTAATTGAAACCCTTGGTTTTCATGATTACTTCCTTATTGTTGCAGACTACGTAAACTGGGCAAAGGAACAGGGAATTACAGTTGGTCCTGGCAGAGGTAGTTGTTGTAACTGTCTTGTTGCTTATGCGTTGGGAATAACCGAAATAGACAGTTTAATGTTCGGTATGGACTTCCGTAGATTCTTAAGAAAAGATAAGAAGAAGTTGCCTAAACAATATTGGGCGTATGTGGTGAACTGTGCTAACAGGTGTGTAGCGTAATGCTATGCTATCGGTAGAAGTTAAATAAGGCTATATGCACGAATACGCTTCGTAAGAAAACCTAAAGTCCAGAAATGGATAGTTGGTAATACCGAGTTAAGTCGCAAGGAGTTTTTGTATGTTTAAGGTAATTCCAAATTTTAAAAACATTTGCGTTAATGAATGTGGTGATGTTTACAACAAGAAAACAGGAAGAAATTTGACACCTTACAAAAGTAACCAAGGATATTTGTATATTAAGTGTTCTGATGAAGGTGTAGTGAAAAGAATTGCAATTCACAGGGCGGTTGCTATGTTGTTTTGTGAAGGCTATGAAGAAGAACTTGTTGTTGACCACATTGACGGAAATAAAGAGAATAACTATTATAAAAATCTCCGTTGGGTAACACAAAAAGATAACATTAATAAAGGTTATGAACGAAGAAAAGATACACCTTTTAGAAATTATAATGTTATTGATTTGTATTACAAAGGTGAATTTATTAATTCTTTTTGGAGCGTAACAGATGCAAGTAAGTATGCTTCAAAGAAATATGGTTGTAGTTATTCTATGCTTGTTAAACATTACAAAAACAAAGAAGTTGAATTGCGAAAAATGTAACGACTATTCCGTAAGGAAGTACGCTGTGAGATAAGCACACAGCGGAAGTGCCACAACAGAATTTGATTCTGTAAGAGATAGTCTAATCCCCTAATAAATATCGGGAAACCGAGGGTATGAATGGATATTGACCTTGATTTTGAAACAGCAAGAAGACATGAAGTAATCGAGTATATCATAAATAAATATGAAGGACATACAGCAAGAATAGTTTCTTATGGTCTGTATAAAGTAGACAACCTTATAAATGATTTAGCAAAGGTTTGTGGATTGCCTACTGATAAAACTGTTGATGGTGAACAGAAAGCAAGTAATGAAAGAACAATAAAACAGATTAAATCACTTTGTAATAAATATCTTGATTCTGATTCCAATTTGGATTTGGATGCAATGTTGGAAGACAAAGAGATTCAGATGTATAACAAAGAGTATGATAACATATTTATTCATTTTAGTAAGTTGTATCAGAAAGTAAGATATATTGGTACACATGCCGCAGGTGTTGCTGTAACAGGTGGAGATATACTTGATTATACAGCTTTGAAAATGGATAAAGAAGGAAACGTTTACACCAATTATGATTTGAATGACATTGAAGCAATTGGAGTTATCAAGTTTGACATTCTTGGACTTCAAACAATGGAAGAGATTGGTGAGTTAAGAGAACTTACAGGTGTAACTGTTGACTATGACAAAGCAATTGAAGATAAAGATGTGCTTGAAGCATTTCATAAAGGAGATACGCAAGGCGTATTTCAGTTTGATAAGAAAACTGTTAGAAACATGTTGGTTGATATTAACTGTACAGACTTCAATGATGTTGTAGCCGCAAATGCAATGAATAGACCTGCCGCATTATCAACACACATGCCCGAACAGTACGCAGATAATAAGAGCAATATCGAAACTGCAAAAGAATTATTGTATTATGATTATACAAAAGAAACATACGGAACAATTATTTATCAAGAGCAAGTACAACAGATATGTGTTTATCTTGGTGGTATGGAATGGACAGATGCAGATAAGGTTATGAAAATGGATGGTTCAAAAGCAATGTCACCAGAGAAGCGTGAGAAGTTTAATCAGACAAAGAAAGAACTTCATGACATATTTGTAAAGGGTGCTATGTCAAATGGTTTTAAACGAGATGAAGCGGAGCAGATATTTAGTTCAGCAACCGACATGTATGGTTTTAACAAAGGTCATGCAGTTGGTTATGCACTACTTGCTGTAGAGGAAATGTTTTACAAGGTACATTATCCGTTGCATTTCTGGTTTGGTAAATTAAAGTATGCACCAAATGACGATACTTATTATAAGTGTTGCGTGTTAGCGGCAAAAGCAGGAAACGTTGTATTTCTTCCTCATATAAATTATTCTGATGTTAAAACAAGAATAAGAAAGGTTGAAGGAGAATATTGTTTACAACAAGGTCTTTCTGATATAAAAGGTATCGGTGAAAAAGCGGCACTTCAAATTGTAGAAGAAAGAAAGAAGAACGGTATATTTACTTCATATGATAATTTCTACGATAGAACACACTTTAAAGGAAGTGCAGTAAACATTGGTGTGTTATCAAAGTTAAAAGAATGTGGTGCGGCTACATTCGATAAAAAGGAATACATAAGTAGAGTAACGAAATATAACAGCACTTTATTATGTAGAGAGGTAAATTAAATGGAAGTTACACATGAATATGTTAATGGACATTATAAGATTTATGTAGATGGAAAGTTTTATTGTAACTGTGATGCAAATGAGTTAGAGGAAACAGAAAGAGAAATTCTGGAGGATGAGGATGAAAAAACAGACTACGGTTAAAGGTAGTAAACAACCTGTTAAAACGGAAAAGCAAATTTATTGGGAGCAATTTTCTGCAAGACTTATTGAAACGATTGAAAAGAAGAAGATGACAAGAACAGAGTTTGCAGAAAAAGTTGGTGTAACTTGTGTAAGTGTTACTCATTGGTTAAACGATGGGAGAATTCCAAGTGCATTTTATCTCAATAAGATGTGTGATGTGTTAAAGGTATCTGCTGATTATTTACTTGGTAGAAAGAAGGGTTGATAATGTCATTAATACAGGTTGGTATTGACAGTGGTTTTGTAGAACTTGGAGAAGGTAAAGGGATATTGATTATACATCCCAAGAGGGTAATTAATCCTGCTATACTTCAACAGTTGCTACAGGAGATGACAAAAAAAGGTTATGAAAGTAAAGACAAGATTGCTTTTAATCAACCGATTGTAATGGTGAAAAAAGAAAAACTTGATTTAACAGAGTTAGCGACAAAGTTATTTGCGTTATCTGGAAGATACGGTATTTATTTAAAAGTAGAAACATTTGTTGAAGAAAACGATATTCGGAACGGTGAAATTGGAATTGGTTTTGAATATAAAGGAAAGAGCATAGAAAAAAGATTTGATGTGGATATGCTTTGTTCTATGGAAAGAGATTATCTTACAGGTTGGCTTGAAGAAAGTTTACAGAAGATTGATTCAGAAGTAGAAGCAGAGAAATTTGATGTAGATGGAAAGCATGACATTTAAAAGGAGATAAAAGATGAAAATAATTAATCCAAGGGTTGAAATTTTGGATGATGTAAATGGAAGAGAAATGTTAAAAAGGATTGAAAAGATTGGAAGGGTTTGTTACAAGAGTGAGGATAAAATAACAGAGGAATCTTCAATTGCTTTTGTAACAAATATTCTTAAGAGTGGTCATGAGTCAGTAATCGAACATGAGAAAGTATCGGTAAGAGTTATTTGTGACAGAGGTGTTTCTCATGAAATTGTAAGACATAGACTTGCAAGTTATAGCCAAGAGAGTACAAGATACTGCAACTATTCAAAGGATAAGTTCGGAGGGGAACTTACATTCATTAAACCTTGTTTCTGGGATGAGGATAGTGATGAGTATGAAATTTGGAAAAACAACATGGCTACTGTTGAGGACACCTATAACAGTTTAATAGCCATTGGTGCTAAACCACAAGAAGCAAGAAGTGTTCTTCCCAACAGTTTGAAAACAGAAATTGTAATGACGATGAATCTTCGTGAGTGGAGGCTTTTCTTTAAATTGAGAACTTCTGAAAAGGCACATCCACAAATGAGAGAGGTTGCTTGTGTTATATTGGATGAGTTTAAGAGAACAATTCCAGTAATCTTTGACGATATAACAGTAAACGATGTTGTGGTTAAGAGGTAAATAAATGGAAGCAAATGTGTATCAAGATTTAGCGTCAAGAACAATAAACAAATCTAATTCGTCAGACCAAATGGAACATCATGCACTTCATGGTATGGTTGGTGAGATTGGTGAACTTCATTCTATTTATCAGAAACGTTATCAAGGACATATTGAAGATAATGAAGAAGAACATAGAAAGAAAGAAGTTGGCGATTTACTTTGGTTTGTTGCAGAATACTGTACAGCTAATGGTTGGGATTTATCAGAAGTAATGGAGTTAAATATAGAAAAACTTAAAAAGCGTTTCCCCGATGGGTTTGAAACGGATAAAAGCCTACATAGGGCAGAAGGAGATATATGAACAGAACAGAACTTGAAGATATGAGCAGAGTAGCAGGTAACGGAGAAAACTGTATTGAGTTTTTAAGAAACGCACCTGTAGCAACTGTAGCATTTAGTCAAGGAAAGTATGTTACAAAAATAAAAAGGCTTGCAGAGAAATATCCCGATGAGTGCGTTATTGTTGATGAAAACTATGATGGTTCAATAGTAGCACATGTTCCTACAAAGTGGATTAAAATTAGTCCTCCTAAACAAGTATCTGATGAGTTTAGAGAACAGGCAAGTCAGAGATTTAAAGAAATGCACGAAACAGGTCAGTTAAGGAAAAAGAAAAAGAGAAGGAGTAAGTAATGCCAAAGACAGACAAACAAGCCATAATAAAACTTTGTAACACTATAAATAAAAAAGAGGGCGAAGGAACTGTCTATACTCTTGATAGTAAACATGTAAACTTGAAAATAAATCGTTGGAGTACAGGCATTGAAGATTTGGATGAAATAATCGGTGGTGGTATGCCCGAAGGAAGGGTTGTTGAGATATACGGTCCAGAAAGTTCGGGAAAGACAACTCTACTGTATCACCTTATGGGTTTACATCCTGTTGCACTTGATGTTCCTGTTGAGGGAACTTTTGATGCAGAGAGAGCAAAAGTGTTTGGTAACAAACCGAAACAGTTACTTGTGTATCGTGCTAAATATGGTGAGGATGCGTTTAATAAAACTTTACAGTTTTGTAAAGCAGGTATTCCTATTATTGGAATTGATAGTGTACCTTCACTTGTTCCCAAGGAGGATGCAGAGAAGGTTTTAAAGTCTGCTGAAAAGGATAGTATTGAAGAACAAAGAATTGGTGGTACAGCAAGATTGCTTAATAAGTATTTACCGAGTATCGAAGAGGTAATTGAAGTGACAGGTACAACGGTTGTATTTATTAACCAAGTAAGAGATAAAATGAACGCTATGATGTTTGGAGAAAAGACAGATACTCCTGGCGGTCATAAATTAAAACACAGTGCAAGTTTGAGAATACAGGTTGCAAGAAAAGGTTGGATTGAAATTCCCAACAAGAATCCTAAAAACTCTGCAACAACAGAAAAAGTTGGATTGATTATGAAATGTAAGGTTGTTAAATCTAAAGTAAACAATCCAATGCAGGAATGTGAAATACCTTGTTTCTTTGATAGAGGTTTTGTTTCTTTTGATGATGTACCTATAATCAGAAAAGAACTTATGGAACAGAGAGCAAAACAGTTTGATAAGAGAAGGAAAAATGTTGAAGATGATTGGGAGGATGAGGATGAGTAAGAAAGTGGTTAAGAAAGATGCAAAAGAAGAAGTTGTTGATAACGTAAATCATCCCAAACATTATGAAGGTAGTTGTTCTATTGAATGTATTGAAGCAATGTTAGTTGCTTTTGGTGCAGAAGCTACATTTGATTTTTGTGTATGTAATGCTTTTAAATATCTGTGGAGATATAAGAATAAAAATGGTGAAGAAGATATTGAAAAAGCAAATTGGTACACAAATAAAGCAGAAAAGATTTTCAATGCTTTTTCGGTTAATAAACTTGTACACTTCGACAATTCAAAGATTGAAAAGGTTGCACTTCTTCGTGATTTGATTGTAGATAGGTTTATTGAACTTGATGCAAGTAAAGCAACGGAAGAAGAGTTTGAAGAGGAAGAGAAAGAACTTATTTTTTAACAATAGGGGGAGCAATCTCCCTTATAGCCCCTTCGCCAAATGGTAAGGCATCAGATTTTGGTTCTGATTATTGTAGGTTCGAGTCCTACAGGGGTTGTTCGTAATAATAAACAAGCCTAAAAGGAGTTTAAAATGGGAATAATTGACAGTATAAAAAAGAGTGCTTCACAAAATGGTAGTGTAATACAATCGGCAGAAGGAAGTCAGTTAGATACAATTCTGAATAAGATGTTTTATCTTGAAAAGAATATTGATGAGGAAACTAAATTTGTTCATGATGTAATGACAAGAGGTTTGGAGAGTCAAGAAAGAGTTGGTTTACATGCTTCTGCTATTATTGATAAAGGTGATAATAGTTTTTGTGTAAGACAACAGGTGTTAAGCCTTGTATATAAAATGTTACAGGGTGAACAGTTATCAGCCGATTTGAGAAGAATATTTGAAGAAGGTAATGCTGTTCATGAAAAGTGGCAGAGGTTGTTTATAAGAGCAGGATATGCAAAAGCAAAGACTTGTGATAGAACAAGATTTGATAAAGATTATATGTTGTCATACACTCCCGATTTGGTTGTACGTATTCCAGAGTTTTATGGTGGTGCAATGGTCGGTGAGATTAAGTCAATGAACTCTTTTAGTTTTCAGAAACAATATGAACATGTAAGTGGTTATAAGCAGTTACAGATTTACATGTATTTGTTGCAGAAAGCAAAAGGCAACTTGGATGACCCGAAAGATTTAGATTATAAAAAAGGTTTTACACTTCTTGACAGTAAGAACGACCAAAAGTTTAGAACTGTTGTGTATGACTTTGAACCCGAAACAGTAGCACCTTATGTTGATAGACTTGAAGACATTGCAATAGCATATGATAAGTTTGTGAATGAAGGTAAACCTCCGAAGAGGTTAAAAGGATGTGATAGTATTTCTTGTAAGCTGTGTAGTAAATGTCCTATGAGAAATGCTTGTTGGAATGTAGATAACGGTAGAACACCAATAGATAAAGAACAAAAGTGGTGGTAACATGAAAAAGAATTACATTAAATGTGGTGATTGTATGGAACTTATGAAAGAGTTACCTTCACATTGTATAGACATGATTGTTACTTCACCGTTCTATGCAACAAACAAAAAGACAGGTAAGAAGGGAACTCTTAAAAACATAAAAGTAAAAGAAGGTCAATACAATTATGCACGATATGATGTGTTTGTAGATAATATGAACACAGAACAGTATTGCGACTTTTCTATTAAACTGTTTAAATCTTTTGATAGAGTTTTAAATGAAAATGGATGTATTGCTTATAATATAAGTTACGGTCAAGATGGTGCTGATACAATGATAAAAGCAATACACTCTATTATCACAGAAACAAACTTTACTGTTGCAGATATAATTTGTTAGAAGAAGAAACAGGTACTTCCTAACATTAATAGTCCTAATAAGCTTACAAGAATATGTGAGTATGTATATGTACTTTGTAGAAAAGATGAGTTTTATACATTTAATTCAAATAAGTATGTAGTATCACATAGAAAGACAGGACAGAATAACTACAACAGTATTTATAATTTTATTGAAGCAAGAAATAATGATGGTAGTTGTCCACTAAACAAAGCAACTTACAGTAGTGAGTTGGTAGAAAAGATTTTACAGATATATGCACCTATAAGTTGGGGAGAAGATTGTGTTATACTTGACCCATTTAATGGTACAGGAACGACAGGAGTTGCTTGTAAGAAGTTAGGTATAAGTTATATCGGTTTTGAATTATCTAAAGAACAATGTAAATGGAGTATCGAAAGAATTAAAAACGTAACTAAAAATGCTCAATAAAGATTGAGAGGTAAAAGATGAACAACAAGGAAATAGTAATAGAACAGAAAGTTCCAACATGTCCTGTTTGTTCTGCATTAATGTGGAAACGTTATCAAGGCAAGGATTTATTCTTTGTCTGTAATGATGATTGTAACCATATATATAAAATGATTGGAGTGGGGCAAACTGAAAACGAGTTAATAGTAACAAATGGAGAGAAGAATAATGAAAAAGACAATAGCACTTGCTTTAGTGATGTGTGTGCTTTTATCCGTAACATTATCCAAAAGCTATTTCGTAACCGAAACAAAGATAAGTTTACCTTTGCCATGCCAAAAGGGGAATTGCCAAAGTATTTCATTTGTTGGGGAGGAAGATACAGATGAAGAAATAATATATTACTTTGCAGAAGAAGGATATAAAGTTCCAGTAATTCGTTTATCCTTTTATTATTCCTTAACGTTTAAAGAAATGGATTTGTTACAACAACTTGCAATGGAAGAAGCAAGGGGTGAAGATGCAAAAGGTCAAGCACTTGTAATGAGAGTTGTTATCAACAGAGCAATTAAGTGGAACAAATCCATTGAGGAAATAATATATGCAACAGGTCAATTTTCTACTTATGGTATAGGTAGTTATGTACCAAATGAAGCAAATAATGAAGCCATAGGAATGATTGTTGATGGTTGGGATGAAAGTGAAGGAGCATTATATTTCTGTGCTGATGGTTATAATGGTAAAGAACCACTGTTTAAATATGGAGGACATTATTTCAGTAAATGAGATATAAGAAGAATCCTAAAACAAGATTTGAATTATTTAAAATGATTCTTTTGTTGTGGTATACAGCAGAATCCGAAAATATAAAAGCGTTTGTTTATGATAAAAGTGAGAAATATAAACAAAGACAAAAACTTAAAAAGAAATACGAAGAGTATTTACAAATGTGGGAGAGCATAAGAATATGAGTATTAATGAAATTAAACAGGAACTTGCAAAGAAGCTTGCTAATATGAGTTTTGATGATTTTGAATCATTTAAACACGATTTAGATATTATGTATGCACATAAGCATCCTAAAGTTATGAGTGTTGATGAACATGGTTCAGTTTGGGTGAATATTCCTAATGCAATTGGAATGAAATAAAGTGGGGGTAAGTAAATGAAGTTAAAGAAAAATAAGCCTTGTTGGGAAAGACCGTATAAGTTTTATGTAATTGAAGTTAAGGACGGTAAGCCTTATTTAGTCGGTAAGAGAAAGTAGGGGTAAAGACAAATGAGCAACTTTGCATTTGAAATTAATCTGAATTATTGGACTTTCGGAATAGGAATATATAAAGATTCAAAGGTGTTTGCAATTCATATCCTTTGCTTTGTTTTCGGGATAGATAAGAGGAAATGGTAAATGACAGAAAATAAAGCTAATGAAATTTTAGAAAAAGTCAATCGTTGTCACAGAAGAATTGTTGATAGTTCATATTGTGAAAGAACCGATTGTGAAAAGTGTGATTGTTTTGTACTACCAAAAGATATTCAGACCGCAAGAGAAGTGCTTAAATTGAAAGGTGGTAAAACTGAATGAGTAAAACAATAAAACTTGTGATAGAGATAGATGAAGAGATTTACCAAGAAGCTGTGAACTCTGGTTATTTGCATCATTTATACGATGAAGATGTTGCTACTGCTGTATTAGAAGGTGTTCCGCTTGAAGAAGTTAGGACAGAGATAAACAATTTACCTCGTAGGCTGTATGAGGGTTACTTCCACTTTAAAGATGATGCTGTATTAAAGGTTATTGATAACATAGGCAAGAAGAGTGAGGAAGCAGAATGAGTGAAATACATTTTGAAGTTAAAGGTGATGTTGTTGTTAAATATACACCTGTACCCGAAATAGGAGGAAACTGTTACAAAACCGAAGTTGTGATGACTAAAGACATTTTTCAAGAGTGTTATGAAAAGTGGATTAAGTCACAGGAAAGTGAGAAATAAATGAAACGAAAGATTCTTGTATTTATTTGCAGACATATGACATTATGTCGATTCTTCCAAAAATTTGAATGGTTTAATCAAGCTACTTATAAAGAAGCAAGAGATATCATTGATGGAAAGTGAGGGAGCATGATAATCCTCAAATTGTTTGTTCTTTTCGGAATGTTGGTTGGAATAGCTACATATCTATTGCTCAAATTTATTGAGTGGCTTACAAATTGAGAAAGTGAGAGAATATGAAATTCTATCGAAAAGATTTTTATATAACTAAAAATTGGATAACAATAATTCCTACTGTAGAAATACTTATTGATGAGATGAGATATATTAAGTCCAACATAACAATAGAGATTAATTGGTTGGTATTCCATGTTCGTTTTATGTGGATGGAAAGTGAGGACTAAATGAAACACGTTATAGTAGTTGACGATGAAATGCTTTCTAACTTTAGAATTGATGATTGTGGAAAAACTCTTGTGGTAAAAGATAAAGTAGGTGCTGAAAGAGCATTTAATTTAATACCACTTGCAAAACCTTTAGTAATAAATGGGGATGGAGAGAAAGCATATTTAACACAAGGACACATTGATTGTTTAATTGATTATGAAAGAAGTCAAGCAATAGAAAGAGCAATCAATAGTTTTAACTATCTTATCAAATACGATGGTGGAGAAATAAAATGAATAAAATTGTAATCGGTATAGACCAATCGTATAAAAATACTGGCGTAACTGTAAACATAAACAACGGTGAGAAATTAAAAGTAAGAAACATATACACCGATTGTTACGAAAATAATTCTATTAAAAGAAGTGTTGTAAGAAAGACGCTTTTTAATCTTATAAGTGTTATTAAGATTGCATATCCAAAAGCAGAGGTTGTTTGTATCATAGAACGTATAAGATTAAAGAGCCAAGGTTTCTTGAATATAAATTACATTAAAGGAATTGGAGCATTAAATGCTTTAATAGTTGATGTAATGTATAACAATGGGATAGAAACTTATTCTGTTGATACAAGAGCATGGAAGTCTGCTATTGTTGGTACAAGCAAACCAATGGAAAATAAATATGGTTTACCACCAGAGAAATATCCTACAATACTTTGGAATGTTAAAAACGGTAGAAAGAAAGATATTATCAACTATGATGTTGGTAAAAAGAAAAAAGGTGTGATAACAAATAAAAAAGGAGAACGCTATATGTACGATGATGATAAGTCAGATAGTATAGCAATTTCTTTTTATGGTTTCTTACCTGCTAAAAGACAAAAACTTGAAAAGGAGAATTAAGAAATGGGATTTTTCAGCAAAAAGAAAGAAGAGTCGGTTAACGTAAGAGATGCGTTTACTGTAACTACTCATAGAGTTAAGCAGTACAATTCAACCTCAAAGACAGTTGTATGTGTAAATGGTGTTCCTGTATGTATTGTTGATGGAGTAGGAAAGACATTATCAAATGTTGTTTCTTATTTACAGGGCAATACTACAATAGAAATAAATGATGGAGCAATTAAGAAAGCTTTGGATGAAGTTATGGGGATAAATAAATGACAAAAGTTACGCTTGAAGTTACGGATGAACAGTTGCAAAAACTTGACTATATTGGTGTACTTAATGTAAATATGGCAGGAGTGCTTTATAACAAAATAACAATATCTTCTGATGCAGATACAGAACAAAATGATACTTGTGATGTAATAGATATTTCTGGTGCAAAAACTGTTGGTGATATGTTACAAATTGCTTTTCCTAATTCATTTGTAGGAAGTTCAGAAACAGAAGAAGGACAAGTGGTGGAATATTATATGAAAATTGATGGGGAAGAAGAAATTATTCTTGACCCCGAATTTTGGAACGCATCATATATGGAAAAGAGGAACGCTAAATGAATGTATTAAATGGAATTGCGTTATCGTTAGCTATTGCTTCTTTTGTTGTAAGCATATGTAATTTGATAAGAACTGTAAGAAAGTATGGAAAGGGTAAATAAATGTCTAATGTACATATAGGTGAAGAGGTTTCACTTAATGCAAAAGTTATAACTATATCTGCAAGTGGTAATCCTGTCATTGAGTTTAAGAGTGGTATAAGGGTATTAGTAAGAGAAAGTGATTTAAACGAAGCACATCCGTATAAAGAACCTGTTAAAGAAAATGGAGGGTGATATGATGTTTTACATGGGGTTGCTTTCTGGAACATTAATAGGGTTTGTTGCAGGAGTTGTATTTACTGTGTATATTGATAGAACACCAAAGGGGTGAGTAAATGAGAAACGGTGATGCAATTATGAAAGCACTTGGAATAAGCGAGTTTGAAGTTAATTATGAGGAAAATATTGTTGTAATTGAAAAACCCGATAATAAGAAATGTAGAGGAAGTTTTGAATATCAACTTTATTTCACCGAAGAATGGTGGCAGAGAGAATATAAGGGTAAAAATATATGAAGAAAATTAAACTTTTTTCGGTAAAAAAGAAGATGATGATAGAGGGTAGCGAAGCTGAACCGTATTTCAAATTCTATTTAGTCTTAAGTAAAGAATACATTTTTACGTTTTTAATTGAAAGTCCTAATCTTGCTTGTAGCGATAGACACCCTATAAAGTTAATTAAGCATTGGTTGATGGAATTTGAACATGAATACGTTAAATATCTGCGTAGATATGAGAGGGCAACAACTGCTTTGAGTAAGTTATACAATAAAGGAAAACGAGAGTATTTGTATCATGATGCAGGTATGAATTGCAAAATATACCAATGCTTAACTTGTGGACATACGCTTAAAGAGTATGATAATTTTTGTTCTCATTGTGGTGCAGATATGAGAGATGATAAAGCAAACGACCAAGGGGATAGTGTCGAAATGTAAATTTGTTGAAGTGTACAAAAGGAGGTAAGCATGAATAAGTATCAATCATATTTAACGTTATTGGGTTTTATTTCAGAACAGTGTAATGGAGATAAGGATAAAGAATGGATGTTAACAGAAGCACTTGATACACTGTACACAAAAGAAGAACCTGTAGATAGAAATAGAGAACCTTTAATTACTAAAGATATTCTGGATGATTGTAAATAAAAATGGGTGCAATTCAAAACAATTCTATGTGTGTTAAATAATTTTACGTAAAATATATTTGAATTGCACTCACATAAAGTGAAGCATGTTCACAAAAGAAAAGAAAGTACCAAAGAAAAGAAATTTATATTGACTATATGTATAATATATTATATAATATAAGAGTGTTAAACAAACACATACAATCAAATATGTTGTACAAAACAATATGTAAATTTCTTGAATGAAATAAATTGTAGGAGGTGACAATGGTAAAGTTTGAAGGTTGTCCTTGGATTTATTTTTCAGACATTGAGAAAATAAATTACCTACAACGAAAAATAATTCTGTGTAGTATAATTTATTACAACATGGATGAATCAATAATTCCCGATAAACAATTTGATGAAGAAGCAAAACAACTTGTTAAACTTCAAAAGGAAAACAAAAAGGATTTGCACAGGTCAGAATATTATTACTGTATGAAAGATTTTGACGGAACAACAGGATTTGATTTGTATGGTCGTTTGAAAGAACATGATAAAGTTTATTTAACACACATTGCACAATATGTTTTAAGACTTTACAAACAAAAGAAAGGGTAAGAAAACAAATGAGCGAAATTAAAATGAGAGTGAATTACAAACCAGAAACAGTATGTTCTAATTGTGGTATGAAATATAAAAATACCCCAACAATGTATGACATAATGATTTTTGGTGAAGTAAAACACATTTGTTATGATTGTGTTGATAAGTTGTTTCATAAAACATTATCAGCAGAAATTGCTTTTCAGAATAAAGTAAAAAGCAAAGAAGATATGGCAAGAATTACACGCAATAAAATGTTAAAAGAACAAAAACAGTAAAAACGATTTGAGCAAATGCTATTCAATCATGTAAAAAGGATAAAAGATTATGCCAAAGAGAAGCACGAAATTTTATCGTAAAAACGAAGAAGAGGTTATGAAAGCTTTAGGGTTGAAACCAACAAAGAACTCTGGAGCAGGTTGGATAGAAAAAGAAGATGGACAAAATGATTACATTATCTGTCAACTTAAATCAACCGACAACCAAAGTATTAGTGTTAAACAAAAAGATATAAGGATTTTGGAAAGCAATGCAAATGTAAGTCATAAAATACCGATATTTGCAATTCAGTTTTTAAATACAGGTGAAGTATGGCTTATGGCAAAACCCGAAGATTTTACAGAGGTTGCCAAATACATTGAAACAGGTGAGTGTGAAAAACCTCAATGTATCGAACTTGAAGATATACCTGTTCCGAAACCAAAGAAAGTAATTGCTTCAAGTGCAAATGCAAGAGAGCAATTCAGAGCAGAACAAAATAAAAAGTACGATAAAACAAAATCGGCACTATAAAGGAGAAAGACAAAATGAAGAAAATTAAAATCAGAGAAGTTGTAGGTTACAACGGACACAATGTTAAAGCAAATGGTATTGTTTTACTCAACCTAAAAGCAATGTATTCTGAACTTGTTAAAACGATACAGGTTTTACAGTTGCTTAACAACGATGTGAAAATTTCAGTTGTAAAGGGTAAGAGTGAAGAGTCACTTGGAATGTTTAGAGTAAAGAACGTAAACATTTCCGATGATGGTGAAAGCATACTTAAGTTTGAAACACTTGCAGAAGCCGCTGAAATGGATGTGATAAATTCACTTGTTGGAAAAGAGGGTGAGTTTGTTATAAATATGTTTGCAGAAGTTGATTTGGAAGATGACGAAGCAGACGAAGATGAAGATGTTGATGATAACAATGAAGATGATGATGAAGAAATTTCTGATGAAGATTGGGATGAAGTAACTAATGGAGATTGGGGTGATGACGATGAGTGATAATTCATTTAATGAATTAGCAAGTGCAGAGGTTAACACCTCAAAAGAACTTGTTATTTCTGAAAGAACAAAAGGTGGTTATACTATCGGTCAGAGAATTTTAGTGCAGGACGGTAAGAAAACCCTTGGTGTATTCCTTAAAGGAGCAATATACGTTAAAGGTGTAGACGAACTGATTAATGTAAGAGATGCACTTAATCTGGCAATAAGTAGGATAGAAAATAAATAAAAAATATTTTTACCAAAAGTATTGACAAGAGTTTTAAAAGTAGTATAATGAACTCATAACAAACAAACATGATTGTAAACGAATTGAAAAAGGATATAACACAATGAATGTGTTTATCATAGTTAAAAAAGCCACAGTTTAAAAACAATAAAATAATGGAGGAAAAAACAAATGGCAAAGACTTGGACTATCAGAGAAGCGTATGAAGCAATTAAGGCAGGTGATAAGGATGCAATCGCAGACTTTGGAAAGAGATTTCCCCTTGTAACCACAGCACTTGCACAGGCAGGACACAATGAGGGTCTTGATGCGTTTATGAACGCACTTCCCGACAGAGTAACCACCAGAACCGTTGAGATGGTACTTAAGGAGGGTGTACAGCCTGTCGATGAGGATGAGGTTGAGGAAGAAGCACCTGTTAAGGACAACAAGAAGTCTGATAAGAAGTCAGCAAAGGCAGAGAAGCCTTCCAAGAAGGGAAAGAAAGCAGACCCCGAACCCGAAGAGGATGAGGATGACGAGGAAGTAGAAGAGGATGATGAGGTTGTTGAGGAAGAGGAAGTCGAAGAGATTGATTATTCTTCCATGAACGCTGTTGAACTCTTCAAGGAGTGCAAGAAGAGAAAGCTTAAGGTAGAACCCAAGCAGAAAGCTTCTGTTTACATTAAGGCACTTAAGGCTGATGATGAAGCAAATGCTTCTGATGAGGATGCAGATGAGGATTGGGATGACGAAGAGGAAGAGGTAGAAGAGAAGCCTACCAAGAAGTCAGCAAAGACCGCAAAGGCAACCAAGTCTGCAAAGTCAGCAAAGAAGTCAAAGGCTGATGATGACGATGATGAGTGGGATATTTGATTAGAGTTTAGTCAATATATGAACCTACCAATTAGTTAAAGTTAACAAGGCTATCTGTTGTAACGATGGGTAGCCTTGTTTGTTAAAAAGGGTAAGAAAACATGATAACAAAAAGAATAAAAACGGAGGATATTCCTCTTAAACAAAAAGGTTATGACCGTAAAAAAGGAAAAGGGATTGAAAAGGTTGTTGACAACTTTATGAAGTCCACAGCAAACAGCGTTGAAGTAATTGATGATGAGAACCTCTGGGATAATTCAAATAACTTTAGAAGAGGTTTTCAGAGATATTTAAACACCCACGATATCACAGCCATTGCTGTAACGATTAGAGGGGATAGAGTATTTCTTATAAAGGAGTGATATATGGCAAATAAAACACTGCTTGAACGCATGTATGAAGAAGATATTGAATTAACAATTAATAAGCCGTTTGGTGGACAAATGTATATAACGGCTTCGAAATACAATAAAATAGGAATTGGGTTTCATAACAGGAAAGAACTAACCATGTCACAGTTAAAAGTAGGAGATGAGTTTTTACCGATTGTTATTGATAACCTAATAACCGATTTACTTATACAAATCTCAAAAAAGGAAAAGGGTAATGAAAGTCAAAGAGATACTTAATATGGATTATTCTAATCCACAGCACAAAGATATTATGCAGAAGAAATTAAGAGGTATTAAACCTTTTAGAGAAATTCCTGTCAACGAAGAAATTCAATTAGAGAGTCTTGAAAAGTACGTTGGTTTAGTACAACGAAAGTACGCATTACAGACAGACAACATTGTTTTGGTTGCTGTACCGAAAGAACCCAATGTATATTCAGTGACAGTAAGAAATACCGCTTCAAATGAATACCTTACCTTTATTTACGGTAAAACCATTTACGAAGTGTTTGTTAAAATATCAATCTTATATTACGCTTTAACAAAAAGCGGTAAAGAATTTCCTTTAGCAGATTGGGAAGGTCAGAAAAGGCGTAGAGCAGAGAAGTTAAAGGAAAGAGAGGGTTATAATTAATGGTATTAAGATTTTATACCGATGGAGCGTGTAGCGGTAATGGTAAAGAAGATGCAGTTGGAGGATGGGGAGTAGTTGTTTGTTTACCGAAAAAGCAGATAAAAATATCTGGTGGAGAAAAGGCAACAACTAATAACCGTATGGAACTCACAGCAGTATTGAAAGCGTTGTCGTGGTACACCAAAAATAAATCAGAACAGGAATACAAGATTGACAAAGTTGAAGTGTATAGTGATAGCAGTTATGTTATAAATTCTGTAAATCAAAATTGGTTGTATTTCTGGAAAAGGAACGGTTTTATTAGTTCAAAGGGAGAAGCCGTTAAGAATAAAGATTTGTGGTTGAAGTTAATCAGTAAATTAAACAAGTTTAAAAGTGAGGGTGTAAAAGTAGAGTTAATAAAAGTAAAAGGACATGACGGTGTAGCACTTAATGAATTGGTTGATGGCTTGGCTAAATCAGCCGTTAACAGAATCGTGGGTAAGGAGTAGATATGACAGATTTAGAAAATTATAGCATAAAGATACTCGATAAAGAGTTTGAGGGAGATGTTTCCAAAGAAGTTTTTATGGAAGCCGTTAAGTGGTTAGCAACCCATGTTTATAATAGTCCTTCTTATTCTAAAAACATATCGGTACAGGTCAACAAAAGTACAAAAGAGATAGAAAAACTTGTCAGACAGAAGAAAACAGGCAAGGTAATAAAAGCGAAGCAGACAAGAACGGTATTTACAGTTTCCTTGTATTGCGTAAGAAGTTTAAAAGATGCAATTGATGAACATTGTAAGAATTGCAAACAGTTACATACAATATTCTACATGGCAGGAGATTGCAATTGTAATGAGTGCAAGATGAATGTGTTTAAGAATAAAATGGAACACGATTTAAAAGGTCTTGCAGACGGATTAAGAAAAGAGTTTGAAAAAGAAGATGAGTAATAACAAGCCGCTTCTTTCGTGTAACTATTAACTTATAATTTTATAGATTTGAACGTGTTTATACTTACAGACCTCAAAGGTCGTGCAACCTTGAAAGAAGCGGCTTTATATAAGGGAGAAATGATGGGTAAACTTAAAGAAGTTGAAAACCAGTTGAAGATTGTTACAAACATTAATGAGATTGATGAGCAGATAATTTCACACCAGAAAGAGATAATTGATGCTTTAAAGGAACAGGTTAGTTTGTTAAAGAAAGAGATTGAGATATACAAAACATTAATTGATGCTTATAAGAAAGCGATTGGTGATTTTAAATGATAGCAAAAATATTAAAAAGAAAGTTTGCAAAGCTTCTTTCAATTAAAACAGTAATTGTTGCAATCAACTTATTGTTTGTTCTGGGAGTTATAGCAACATTACTTTTTACCGATATAGATGATGTTCTTAAGTGTTTAGCATTTTTGGTTGCATTTATTATTTATAAGGTGGCAGATAACTTTATAGATGAGATAATCAAAGAGAAGAGTAAGATTGTAACACCAAAGAGAAGATTTACACATAAGAACGATGATACAGGAGCAATTGAGATAAGAAAAGAAGATTTTCAGCAAGCAATTATTTACCTGTATGATTTGGAAAATAAAATAGGGATTTAGGAAGGTGACTTACCCCACCTTCCTCATCTGGGGAGAGCGTAAGTCCTTGTAACCGTTTATCGGTAATAATAAGGCTATCTCCCCATTGTTTTATTTATATGGTTTAAAATCCTCTTACTACTAAAAACTCCCACTACTCAAAATTCCTCCTACTACTGTATTAGCTTGGTGGAACAATACAAAAGCATTACAATAAATAAATAGAGAGTACATTCTGTGAGAACATAATAATCACTTTGTTTTTGCCATGACAAAGAATCCCCTTTGGTATTTATCACATCAATTTATCCGCAGAATGTACTTTCTATTTATTTGTTGAGTGTAACACATGTAACGTGTACCGTGTGGTGGCGTATACATAATGCGAAATAATATAGTAAATAAGTAAGTACGTATGTACGTGTGTATGCGTATACGTATATGGGGTACAAAACCGAATCCGAATTTTCAGAATTGTCAGAATATTCAGACAACTCACCAAATTGTCAGACAATTCAGACAGCTTTCGGAGTTGTGTATGAATCACACATGTTTCTTTTAAATTGTCTAAAAACCATCCCAAAATCGGTAAAATAACATTTAATTGTCAGACAATTCTGATTATCAGAAAATTCAATCCATTGTCAATACAGAAACCGAAAAATTTGTAAATTGTCAGACATGGGAAAGTTGACAATAACCAATGAAAAATTTGGTGAAAATTTTAAGTTGCATTTTCTTTTGTTGTGATATACAATGTCAAGATTTTATTTCCGTGAAAAAAACTTTTTGAAAATTTTTTAAAATAGTTGTTGACAATAACAACAGGTGGGTGTAATATGATACTTGCAAGGTATCATTAACAGGTTGTTGGTGGTAGAATTGCAAACCGCACATTGAAAACAAAATATTGAAAAGAGGTTGACAAAATGAAAAGAACTGAAAAGTACCCCGAAACAGAAACATTCCATTATCACAACCAGAATCCGCATAACCGTATTACAGGTGATTGCGTGTATCGTGCAATCAGTTATGCAACAGGAGTTCCATACAATGACATTGTTTTGGAAATTGCATATAGACAGATTGAAACAGGCTATTGCAAGGATGATAAAAGAACGTTTGAAGCAATTCTGGAAAAGTATGGGTGGAAGAAAATGCCACAACCCCGACATATTGACGGTACAAAGTATACTGTAAAAGAATTTGTTGACAAATACAAAACAGGCACTTATATTATTAATATGGCACACCATTTGTCAGTTGTTGAGAACGGTAAAAACGTTGATATATGGGATTGTGTAAAACATGGTGGTTGTGTTGGAAACTACTACGTAAAAGAGTAAATAAACGGTGTACAGGGATTATGAAACTAATACAGTTTATCCATAATCCCTGTAAATAAACAGGAGGTAAACGGAATGGAAAAGAAAATCAAAGAACAAATAGATACAACAAAGAAAATGATTGATTGTGCGGAAAGATTGATTGAAGAAATTGAAAGTGAAATAGTAAGATTGTACAACATGAAAGATAAAACACCACAGCAGAAAGCACAATTAACATTGTTGTATCATTTAGCAAACATTTATGATGATACATTGTAAATGGAGGGGTGAAAAATGAAACTTGAAAAAGTAAACAAAGAGTTATACGCAACAAAAGGTACAAAGTATGTTTTACGGAAGAGTGCCAGAATATATCCTCCAAAGGGAATACGAAAAGTTTGGAAATTATATTGTGACGGTAACTATATCGGATGCCCCGAAACTATAGCAGATGCAAATAAGATGATAAAACAGCATGAAGAATATCTGGAGAAAGAACAAATGGATAATGAATACATAAAGAGTGTTGATAAACTGTTGGAATGTAACGATTATAGAGAGAAAGACAACGACAAACGTTTAGATAAGCTGTTAGATGATTTAAAGAATCATATTTCAAATTGTGGTAGTTGTAATAGTGCTGTTGGTTTCTGTAGACAGTTTCTACATGACGTTGAATATTATGAACAGCAAAATGCACATTGTGGAGAGATACGCAGGAATTTAATGGAACTGAAAATAAAGTTTGAAGGTATGGAGGAAAAATAAATGAGTGTAAAAAATCCCTGTAAAGGATGCATTTATTTTAAAGTGTGCGGAGAAAATACAAGAGTAAAACCGTGTGACGGAAGAACAACAAAGACCGATAAAAAGAGGGAAAATAAAAATAAAAAATATTTTTAAAAAAGTAGTTGACAACAACAAAACGCTATGATATATTGAGTACAACAAAGATGATTACAGTTTAAAACAAACTAACGTAGTCATTAAAACAGAGATGATAAACGGAGGATGAAAACATGTTGTACAGCGAATTTGTTGAAAATACAGGATGCAAGGAAACAGAGTATAACTACAGAGTGTATAAATCATTAGAAGCACTTTATATGGAGAACGATAAACTCACAAAGCAGGATATTTACAACACAGGTAAGAAATTAGTTGATAACAGCAAATCAGAAGAACAGATTGAGTTTGAAAACGAAATAAAGAAAAGGATTGAAGAATACAGAAACGACATAGAGTTTTACACTGAAAGAATCAATACATATAGTTGGTATATGGGAATTGCAACAGAAGAGGAAAAGAAAGCATACAAAGACGAAATAAAGAGATACAAAGAACTGATAAGAAAAGCAAAGCAGGAAATGAAAAAGTCCAAATGGGTTTTATCAATGTCGAATTAAAAAAAATAAAAAAAAGTTGTTGACAGTAACAAAATAGTATGATATATTAAATACAACAAAACAAATAAAACCTATGGAGGGAAATAAAATGAGATTGTACACTTATAGAAATCGTAGAAATGAAAATAAGTTTATACAGGTAAAAAGAACAAACTGTGGTCATTATTATATCAGACAGTATATGGAATGGATAAAGGATGAAAACGGACAGGATAAAGTGATTAGAAATTATATCGGGAAACCTAAAGGACAGTTTAGCAGGATAACAAGAAAGTATATTTTAAATGATTTATTGGATGATTATGATTTTTTGTTTGCATCAAAAGAAGTAGATTGAAAATTGGAGGTAAACACGATGAGGGAAATTACAAGAATTGAAAAGGTTTATGATTTTGACGAATTATCTGATACAGCAAAAGAAAACGCAAGAATGAAATATTGTGAGGATTTTCGTGAATCGGAAATGCTAAGTGAAAGTATAGAAGACACATTAAAAGTTGATTTTCCGAATAGCAAATTAGAAGTACAATATAGTCTTTCATCTTGTCAAGGTGACGGATTAAATATATACGGAACTTTTGCTATATTCGATATAATCCGTTTTATCAAAGAAAAGCACGAAGACTATAATGAGTTATTTAACAAGCAGGAAAAGCGTTTTGCTGATTATCTGGAAAAGCAGGATATAGAAATAATAAACCGTGAAAACAGAGATTATTGTTATTATATCAGTAAAGCCGATGATATAAGATATTATGTTGAAATGGAAATGGAGGGAAACTATTATAGGGATATACCGTATAATACCATTGAGTGTATAGCAAACATGTTTAATGATTGTTTTAAAAAGTATTGTAAAGAAATGGAGGATGACGGATATAGTTTCTTTTACGAAGTAGAAGATGATGAAATAAAAGATATCTGGGAAGTAAACGAATATTTAGGTTGGAGTGAAAACGGAAGTCCTATATACCAGTAAAAATATTTTTCAAAAAAAAGTGTTGACAATAACAAAATGGAGGTAAATTGAATGAAGGTAGCAAAAACAATAACAAGACTTTATGTAGTAGAAAATAACAAAAATACAGTATGTGCGGAGATTGTAAATGGGTGCGGATGTGGGTTTGAAAGTTTAATAAGAATCAGACCGAAATATCAGTATGATAGAGATATTTTCGCAAAGTGTATGTTTCACGCAGGTATTAAATGGGATGCGGTTTTGCATAACATACAAACACACGAAAACTATATGGAAGAAAGCTATAAAAGAGGTTATTTGTGGGGGTATGAACAATACGCAATTGTAACCGATGAAATAATTGATTAAACGGAGGGATAATAAATGGATAATGAAAAAGAGATGACAAATGAGCAGTTTTGGAAAGAATGTTGTATTTACATGCTAACAGGTTTTATAGCATTGTTTGTAGCTTTTATATGGGATAGAAATACATCTTTGTATCCAGAAACCTGTAAAGTTGCAAATGTAGAGGAATACGGAGAAAATTACCTTGTAGAGTTTATCACAAGTAATGGAAATGTATTTGAATACATAGCAGAAGACGGAGATATACACACAGGAGAGTTATACAGCGTATTGATGGATAACAACCATACAAGTGCTGTTAAAGATGACAAAATAATTAAAATAAAGTATTGCAATTAGTAAAATAGTTTGGTATAATGTAACTGTAAACAAAAAATGATTGTTTGTGAGTCTTTCAGACTAACCACAAACAGAAATGAGGTGAAAAATGTCAAGTTGTAGTTTTGAAGTAACAAAAGGTTATGAAGAAATAGTAAGAAAGTTAAATGATGATTTAAAATATCATAAAAACAATCTGGAATTACTTGAAAAAGTAGAAATAAAGCGTAAGAAAGACGGAACGCATTTTCAGAACAAAAACCAGACTTTTGTAAATGGAAAGATTATAATTAAATCATATAACGATTATAATCATCCTACTTTTCAAGTTTCTGGATACACAAGTGACGGAAATTTTAACACTTACGAATTCGATGCTTATATGTATGTAGATGACATGAAAGCTAAAAATCCAGAAGATGAAAGAATAAAGGATTTAAAAAGTAGTGAAGGTTTCTGGAGAACAACTTATTTACTCAATACTGATGAAATTATCGAAAAGATAGAATCAGAAAAAGAAAAGCAAAAGAAATACATTGAGAACTACGAAAAACAGATAAGTGCTAGTAAACAGGTTTTTGATGAAGTAGCGGAAAAGTTAGATTTAGTTAAACTTGCAATAGTAAGAAACTGTAAAGAATTGAGAGATAATCCAGTTTTTCGTTGTAGTTTGGAATATGCACTTGTAAACTACGTTAGAACAGAAATAAGCTAAACAAAACACATAAAACACTTAAAAACAACAAAATGGAGGAAAAATAAATGAGAAAAACAGCAAATACAAAGAATACAAAGAAGGTAACTGCAAATAAGTCTGTAAAAGCCGCTAAAACGGTCAAGAAGCCTACAAAGAAGACAACAGCGGTAAAAAGTACCAAAAAGAACGTAAAGCCTGTTAAAACGGCAAATAAGACGGTTAAAAAGGCAATTCCCGATAAAGTGTATGAAGTAAGAAAAGATTTTCTGAAAGCATACGGTTATAACACTGTATCAGAGTTTGCACAGGCTATTGGAGATGATATAGCAAATACCACAAAGGTATTACAGGGAAAACAGAATCCTAACATTGAAAAGATGATTAAATATGCGGTATTTCTCAATGCAGGTTTGGGAGATATAATCAATCTGTTTTATCCCGAATCTATGAAGTATTATAAGGAAAATCACAACAAAAAGAGAAAGTAAAAGTAAATACAGATACCAATAGGAAAACGGCAGTAAATGCCGTTTTTCCTTGTTTCTGGGATATGTTAAAAATTCCTTTTACTACTCTTTAATTTTCCTTCTACTACTCAAAATTCCTCCTACTGTGCAAAATTCCGTCTACTACGAAAAATTTCTCCTACTACTTTTCAAAATTCATCCTACTACTAAAAATTCTTCCTACTACACTAAAAACAGTACAGGAACGATGAAAAGTATATAAATAATGCTGTATTTATATATCTATGTAATAAAGCATACGTAAAACGCTCAAATTTGCCTCAAAATGGCGTTTTTATTGTGTAGGTATATAAATATACCATTAATGGTACAAAATGCGAAAATGAGCCGAATTTGAGCGTTATACGACATAATGCGAATATGACATAATGCGAATACAGAAACAACGTAAAAAGAAAGTACGTAGGAAGAACGGATGCCGCCCGACCGCCCACGCCGACCGCCCCGACAATTTTCTGACAATTCGCATAATTGTGTGTGAAAATGAGTACAATTCACCGAGTTTTCAGAATATTCTGACAATTTAACGAAAATGAGCAAATTGTCTGACAATTTACAGGATGCCCGATAAAATACCGTTTGTTATTAAAAACAGGGATAGAAAATAACATAACAGCAAATATTTTATTTTATCGGATGCCAGAAACGGAAAATAGCAATATTTGAGAATTGTATAGTCAATTTGATTAATTGTGTAAAAATTTAAATATCCCGAAAATACCAGAGAACGGAAAAACTTAAATTTTTACACAATTAAAACAAATTGAAAACAATTTAATCTATTTTCTGTAAATAAGCTGTTTTAAGTGCCAGAAAATACCACTTGTTAAAAATAACCAAAAACAATGATATTTTTTCTATATGTCAATTTTACGATTTTTCTTGACATTTTAGATATGCCCTTAAAACGCTCAAAAACGCCCCAAATTTGAATTTTACCCTTTTAATGATAACTTTATCGAAAAAGTCTTTGTTCGACCCTTAATGGGCAAAATCGCTTAACCATGCGGTTTGTAGGGTATGACAAAACCGAACAAACTTTTAATATTTTGTAAATTTTGAAAAAATCTATTGTAAATCATTGTTTTTGTATATCTTAACCAACGTTTTATTATTTTCGTTGTGCAATATTAAACAATATATGTAAAAATGCCGTGTTTATCTGTTTTGTGTGCGTTTCTTCCTAATAATGGAAAATAGAAAAAGATTTTTGAAAAATATTTTAAAAAGTTGTTGCAATCAACAAATATATTTGATATAGTTAGCACAACAAAACAAACCACACTAAACGGAGGTTTTAAACATGACAAAAACAGAGTTCAAACAGTTAGCACAAATAGTATTAAAAAATGAATACGGTTTTACCGCACCTTTAAAAGACATAGTTTTGTTAGAGGGTGATGGAAACGGAAACTACGTATTATTTGAAGTTAACGGTCACGAATACAGATACAATAACGGAGTAGTAGAAAAGCGGAGTTGAAAACAGGAGGTAAAACAATATGATGAAAACAAGTACAAACAAAACAGCCAGAAACATTTATGAAAGATTTTTTAACAGTGAAACTTATAACGTTGTGGATGCATACAAGACAAAATGTAGTGATTATAAAATATCGGCTGAAAATGATATAAAAGCGGAGATGTTTAAAAATAATGGATATGCATACAAGATAATATCCGCTAATGGTTTCATGTTTACATGTGGCTATTTATACCGCAACGAAAATAATGATTTGATACTTGTTTATCACTCAAAAACACGCCGTGATGAAATATTAGTTGATACCGATATAAACGGATTTTTAGTAAATTGGAGGGCGTAAAAATGGCAAACACGCAATATATAACAAGTTTTGTAAATGAATAATGAAACTGTATTTAAAAAAATCAGCTAAAAACAGCTAACGATTTTTAACAGGAGGGAAAACGACATGACGGAAAATAGAAACCTGTACAAAGACACTTATAACACGCCCTACCAGTCAAACGGTGCATATATACTGTTTTATAAAAATGACCGTAAAAACAGCAAAATATTATTTGATATGAGTATTAATCACTTAATCGCAAAAACTAAAGATAAAAAAGTATCAGATGAAAGTATTCTTAATCAGCTTATAACAGCACTTGAAAAGATTGTATATGAGTGCAAACCAAATGGAAAATATATTCGTTATCATGCTTGTATTGATACTTGGAAAAAAGCGGATTATATAAATGCAATGGGTGAAACTTTTCATGATACCGAATATTGTTTCTATACAATGTCAAATTGTAGACATGATATAGAAACTATCATTAATAATCTATATGATATTTTCGCCCTTATATATCCTTATAACACGTTATCAAAAAAGACTATTTTCGCAAATACAAGTATTAACCATTATATTAATAAATGGTATGAATAAAGACCATAAACGCCCCATATTTGCACCGAAATATAATAAGTGTATAGAAATACATTAAAAGTATAAAATGTAAATATGGGGCAAAATAGGAGGTTTAAAAGTATGTTTCATATAATAGACTATGAAAGAATAAGTAGAAAAAGTAATGGTAGTTTAAAGGGATATTTAAAAAGTATATGTTTTTATTACAAGTGTTTCTTTAATACTGTAAAAAGATATGGAATAATAAAAGCTGTTATATTATACAGTGAGTGATAAAATAAATAATAAGTGTGATTGAATAGGTACGTTGCCAGCCTCTCGATAAAAAATAAAATCTGTTATCAAATCCCCACAATAACACCCGATATATAACGCATGAAATAATAACAGGTGTGTGGGGGATAGGCAATCATAATGGGTGCTATTTAATTTTTGTGCGCTACTACTCTCCCAGAAATCCTCCACCCATTTCATATATAAAGCCATTTGAAGTGAGCGTCATTCAAAGTGCTGTGAGCGTGAGTGAGATGAGAAGTGATGTGAAATGAAGTGAATGAAAGCATAGCAAAGTGAACGTTAACCACAGCAATTTGAATTAAACTGATTCATTGTGAGCCACCACTATTTAAAAGGGTATGGCATATTGATATAAAAATTGAAAAAAGCATATCAAAATTTTTTGTTTTCTGATTTGAATTTGAACATAGGAGGTTTTATTTGTCATGGGAAACATAAATGAAAGTAAAGTCGATTATTGGCTTACAGAAGATGGACTTGAATTAATAAGAAGTTGGTCGAGAGATACATTTAGTAAAGCAGAAATTGCAAAGCGTATGAATATAAATGTAAACACTCTCGTAAAATGGCAAAAGAAATATGCTGAAATAGATGAAGCAATTAATACAACAAGAGAACTTGTAGATTATCAAGTTGAAAATGCTATTTTAAAAGCGGCATTAGGATATAAAACGAAAGAGATTAAGGTTACCATAGGAAAGAAAATGGTAAATGGTGAAATGGTTGAGATGTTGAAAGAAACAACCGTAAAAGAAGTTCCACCGAATGTCAAAGCCGCAATGTTCTGGCTTAATAACAGAAAATTTGAAGATTGGAAACTTAATAGAGATAAAATTGTTGAAGTTGACCCCGATGATAGTCAAGTTACTATTACTATACAAAGAGGAAATAAACAGAAAATTGATATCTACGATGAAGATGAAGAAGTTACCGATGAAGATGAGAACGTTGAAATTTACGATGAAAACGGTGATGTAATAAACAAATCTGTAACATACACAAAAGAGCAGTTAGAACAAAGTGGTGATGATTCAGATGAATTAAGTGATGAAGAAAGTGAACTTTGGGATAACTGGGAAGATGATGAAAGTGAAGAGTAACAATTAGTAAGAATATGGAAGATTGAGTAGAATGTTTTGAAGTGCATTAAAAACACTTTGAACGCTACTCACTTCCATTTACTAAAAATTTTTATCCGCTTTTCGCTGTATATCAGTAATATGTATGTTATATGTATATATAAATATATATAATATATAAAAAGAAAATATATAAAAGAAAAAGTAAAATTCAAAAATGATTTTATGTATCGAAATGTATTATATATGAATAGAATGTTTGTTGACTTATATTATATATATGGTATAATTGTATATGTCGGAAGTATTCTATTCAAATATATTCTATTGTAAAGATTCCCTTGTAAAAAGTTAAAAGTTATAGGCAACAAGTTATCGGCAGAAGTCGATGGCTTGTTTTGCTATTATATAAAAAAGGAGAGAGTAAAATGCCGAAAGCAACAATGTGTATCAATCCTGCTTTTGATAATTACATCTTCGATTGGGATTATGAAAAGTATTTGGTAATTGGTGGATATGGTAGTAGTAAATCACACAGTACGGTTCAAAAGATAATTCTGAAACTGTTTGCAGAGAAAAGAAAGGCGTGTGTATTCAGAGATGTATACGACACACACAAAGAGAGTACATTCGACTTAATTAAACAGGTTTTGGATGACATGGGGTTGCTTGCAGATGTTGGTGTAAGACAACATAAGACCAAAGTGTGTTTTAAAAATGCTCCACTTGAATTCAAATTTCCTAATGGAAGTAGAATAATCTTCAAAGGTATGGATAGTACCGAAAAACTAAAGTCGTTAAACGGTGTAAGTATTGTATGGATAGAGGAATGTTCAGAAGTTTCCCTCGATGCTTACTTGGAAATATTAGGGCGTATTCGTACAAATGGTATCAGTATGCACTTCATACTTACCTGTAACCCTATAAGTAAAAATAACTGGGTTTACCAACAGTTCTTTGAGAACACTGACAGTGATGGAAATACTACCATTATTGTTAAACCCGAAGTTTTGTATAAGAAGAAAGTATTGGTGAAGAACGGAGTTTACTATCACCATAGCACTTGTGATGATAACCAATTCTTACCACCTGCTTATATAAGACGTTTGGATGAAATGAAAACATATGATAAAGAACTTTGGGTTGTTGCAAGATTAGGACAGTTCGGTGCTACTGGACTTCGTGTACTTCCTCAATTTGAAGTTATGTCTGCTAAATTGGTTGATAAGGCTGTACTTAATGTACCTGCTAATTTCCATAGAGTCGGTATGGATTTCGGTTTTGAAACAAGTTACAATGCTGTGCTTAAAGTTGCAGTTGATGATGTTAACAAATGGTTATACATTTATGATGAGTATTACCGAAATCATATGACCGATGATGAAACCGCTATTGCACTTCAAAAGTGGGATAAAGGTATTAAGGATGAAGTTATTCGTGCAGATTGTGCAGAGCCTAAAACAATCAAGTATTATCGTAAACAGGGTTTCCAAATGCGACCTTGTTTAAAGAAGTGCGATAAGAAAACAGAAGGAAGTAGAATTGCAAATACCAAAAAGATAAAACGCTTTAAGCGAATTATTTGTAGTAGCAATTGCCATAATACTATTCGTGAGTGTAGGGATTTGAGTTACAAAAAGAATCCCGATGGAAGTTTAAAGTACAGTGAGTTTAACATCGACCCTCACACCCTTTCCGCTATATGGTATGCACTTGATGATTATTATGTAGCTGATGTTAAGGAGAGAAAGAATAATAGTATTAGAGGTAGGTAATAACAAATGGAGGTAAATGAAATGCCTAAAACGATTGAAACGTTTATTTTAGGAAGTGGCAATATTCCCGATTGGGTAAAAGGCTATATGTCAAACAACATCATTCAGAGGGTTGAAAATGATGATGAAGTTTTCTATAGAATAAACTCACCACAAGAAATCAAGATTGCACATGAAGGTGATGTAATCGTTAAGACAAAGAGTGGTGTAGGACTTGTTCCCAAAGACAAAGCGGAAAAATTCAAGATGATTAAGAAACCGCAGAAGGTTGAAAAGTTGGTTGAAACCAAGGAAGAATAATCGGAGGTAGGAAGATGTTTAGAGGAACAACCCCAACTATATTTTTGGACTTGGAAACGGAGTTACCTCTTGATGACCTTGCTGAACTTTGGGTGACATTTAAGAGTCCTATGGTTGAAATCACAAAAGAATTAAGTGAGGTTAGGGTTAATTCCGAAACCAAAACGGTTATAGTAACGTTGACACAGGAAGACACCTTGAAGCTATTTAATGGTACTTGTGATGTACAGGTTAGGTTTAGGACAACAAATAATCTTGCCTTTGCTTCTACCATTGCAAAGATTGATGTTGAAAAGATATTAAAGGAAGGGGTGATTTAATATGCAACCCCTTGAAGTGCATATCCCACTTGTTGTAAGAGAGGAAACACATATTTCACTTACAGTAAGAGAGGGTGGTGGTGGAAGTGAATACCCTGTTTACACTGGTCAAATAAATGTTACTCCAAAAGTAAGAGAGTCAACAATACTTGATACTCAAAACACTGTTGTTAAGCAAAACATAACAGTGGAGGAAATACCTTATTATGAAACGAGTAATGTGAAAGGTGTAACTTTTGTTATTGGAGGATGATAGAATGGCTAACAATCAATATGTAAACAAGGTTGTGTTCGGAAATGAAGTAAAAATAGACCTTACGGCTGATACTATTACACCATCAGACCTTGCAAACGGTGTAACAGCACATGATGCGACAGGTGCTATTATCACAGGTACTTCTACAAAAGATAGTGATACTTCACAGGACACAGCACTTGTTGGAGAAATTTTAAATGGTAAAACGGCACATGCAAGAGGTACTTTGTTAACAGGAACAATGCCTAATCGTGGTGCTATTGACGAAGACATTTCTGCTGTTGCACAACAGGTAACAGTACCGCAAGGTTACCATGATGGTTCTGGACATGTTCAGATTGATGCAACTGAACAGGCAAAGATTATTGCAAGTAACATTAAGGATGGTGTAAACATTCTTGGAGTAACAGGAACTTATACAGGTGAGGGTGTTACGGCACAGGCAAAAACAGCAACGCCTTATACCACAGCACAAACAATTCTTCCCGATGCAGGGTATGATTATTTGTCACAGGTAACAGTTAATGCAATTTCTTATGTTGAAACAGATAATTCAGCAGGAGGAAAAACTGTTACTATTGGTGATGTAGCACCTTCTTCATAAATTTAAAAATAAAAATGGTGGGGAGGTGTTTACCTCCCCATTGTAGTTAATAAGATTTGTGACACCAAATGTGAATACACAAATGATAAGGAGATTTTATTATGGCTAACAACCCTTATGCTAATAAGGTTATTTATGGTAATCAGACGATAATGGATTTGTCTGAAGATACCGTTGTTGCATCAGATGTTTTACAAGGAAAAACATTCCATGATGCGACAGGTGCTTTGTTGACAGGTACTTATACTCCTTCTGCTTCTGGTTATACGATACATATTTTTACAGAAGATTCTAATTTGTTTGGTAACACAATTACAATAAGCAAAGATGATGTTGTGTTGGGAACAACAACATTTGATAATACAGGTAATGCTACTTTTGATGTACAGCAAAAGGGTGTCTATGTAGCTTCAACTACATATCAAGGAACTGTTTATCAAAAATCTGTAGATGTGACGGATGAATTTTTGGTAGAGTTAAGTGAAGTAGTGGATGGTAAAACTGCCCTTCCTACAGATGATATTCAGATATGGTTAAAGTGTGCAGGAATAAATGATAAGTCTTATACCACTCTTGCAGAGGTTCTTGCAGATACCGATACACTGCTTGCCCTTATTAATTCCAATAACGCAGTAGATTACATGGTTAGGTCAAAGACATGGGTTGGAGTTCCGCTTGTGCCTGTTATGACTTCAAATAATACACCTAGCGGAGTTTGTACTGTTTGGCAATATTTCCAAGGTGATGCTTATTTGGTGTTTGACGGAGATGATACTACTTGTTCAAGGTGTGCTCAATTAACATCTGGTTCGGGTTTTGGCTATCAGTTTGCGACTGCACAGAGGGTAGCTAAAGTCAAAGGAACTGCAATGCTCAATGCGGCTACAGGAGCAGTTAGGACAGAGAAGATTCAATATTCTGACGATGGAGTTACATGGAATGATTCTGACACATTTACGATAAATGAAAGTAATGGCACTCCTGTCACACAAAGCGAGTACGCTTTTCCGTTTTCACAAACTGTATCAGAAGTAAATGCACATGAATATTGGCGAATTTATTTAACAAATGCGAGTGCTGTAACCCGAAACGGATTTTGGACTATACAATTTTATTCTGAAAACCTTTGTGACAACTTAACTGCAATGCAGTATATCGGACAAAATAACTACTGTGCTAATACTTTGTTATCCGATACAACATGGCTTGAAGCAATCTGCAATAGCGAATACTTTGAGTCAGTGCTTAATGTTAAAACTCCGAAGATGACAAGTAATACTACTCCGAGTGGTGAGTGTTTCGGTTATGGTGCTGTAAGTGAAAATCCTTATTATTACGCTTTTGACGGTAACGATTCAACTTCTTTTAGAACAAATGCCGAAGTATTAGATGCCAATGTCGGGTATGAATTTACAGAACAAACAAGAATTTGTATGTGTAAGGCACTTATAGGAACAAATACGACAGCAGAATCTCATTATACGTTCAAGGTTCAAGGTAGCACTGATAGGTTTTCATTTGATGTTACAGATTTGAGTGAAGCATTTAACATTACACTTGCTAATCAAGGCACTGCAAGTGTTACAAAAATTTTCAACACAATAAAGAGTTCGTTTAGATTATTCTCTACTGCACAACTTGAAACAAATAGACGTATGGTGATTTTTACACTTCAATTTTATGGAAGAGAAGATGTGGTAGAGCCAGAACCAAGTACAGAAATGGTTTTATATGAAAATGGAACTCAATACGTTGAGTTATCAAATAGAATGTCTGGTATAACCAATTCTGCTGTTTTCCAAAGCAGTTATATACAGTGTTCTTATTATTCAACAAATGCTTGTGGTTTTAGTTCGGTTAATGGTATTGATGTTGAAGGCTACAAGAGTTTAAAAGTTCGTTTTAAGTTGGCTAACAATGATAGTTATGTAAAAGTTATTGCGGCAGATTTGGAAACAAACTTTTTAAACAAAGGAATTAACTCTGTAAAACTTGGATTTGGTTATAGAGGTAACGTTGCAACTTTGTATTTAAAGGATGCACAGTATTCTGTAACCACTTCTGATTATTGGGCAAGCACCGTTTCTGGTGGAAATAATTACATTGCCGTTGATAAGATTTGGTTAGAGTAAGGAGTGAGTATGAAACTTTCAGATTTTATATCTAAACTTAAACTTGCACATGATGTACCAAATTATTATTGTAACAAGTTTCCTAAAAATTGTGGTTACTATGATGGTAGCAGGTTTAGTTTTGATTGTTGGAATTTGGTAAAAGCAATTCTTGCTGGATGGACAGATAACAGAACTGTAGGCTATTATGTTTCTCCGAAAAACTTTCCTACAGGTGATTGTGATGGTTACCATCTACTAATGCAATGCACAAATCGTTCCAAAGATTTTTCACAGTTAAAACAAGCAGGAACTTATTTGTATATTTCAGACAGAGGACATGAACATGCAGGAGTATATGTTGGAGATTTTGTCGTAGATGGATATACTTTTAATGTAGTTGAGTGTACTTCTGATTGGGCGAGCAAAGTTCAATACACCTATGTAAATGAAAAGGGTGAAAGATTTTTATACAAAGGTGGTTCAAAAGGAAGGTCTTGGACAGATTATGGTTTACTTCCTTGGGTTGAATATAACGAAACAATACAGCCTGTTAAGAGCAACTCAAAAACTTCCACAAGCTGTGAAACGAATTTTGGAATTGATATTTCAAGGTGGCAAAAAGGTTTTAATCTTAAAAATGCTTGGAATGAAGGTTTTACTCACTGTATAATTAAAGCAGGTGGAGCAGACGGAAGTTATTACAAAGATTCACAGTTTGAAAATTTCTATACACAAGCAAGAGCAGGTGCGTGGAAAATTGGAGCGTATTATTTTGGTTGTG